CTAAGATCGCACGAGCGAAGCTTCGCCGTCACGAGGACAAGATCAAGGATCTTCACACCAAAGGACAGGACCGTTGGGTCTTCCCGAAGAGTGCTGCTGATAAGCTTAAGGCTATACTCTCCTAAGAGTAAGAGAGACGATGGGTGATTGCATCCGTCGTCTCCTTGTCGTATAGTGTCTTCATTTCAATAACGCAATGGAGGAAATTGATGGACAACGAAGAGATCAGGAAAACCAAGGATCGACTATCCAAGTTGCTTAACATGACCGTGGAGAACGGCTGTAGCGAGGACGAGGCCGAGAACGCGATGCGAATGGCCGCGGGACTTGCTGCCCGTATAGGCATATCGCTCGACGAGGTGCGACCCGCGGGAGAAGCCAAACCCAAGGTCACTGAGCGGTGGAAGTCCGTTCGCATGAAAGTCTATGAGTCCTTCTGCGCTCAGGCTGCAGGCGAACTCTATGGCGTTGAGTGTGTTGCTCCCAACTATGGTAAGGACGGCTACTGGTTCACCGGGCGGGAGGAGAACATCGAACTCGCGGAGCAGACCATGCTGTTCCTCATCCGCCAGGTAGAACAACTCTACAAACAGGCATTGCCGCGGGGACTATCAAAGCGTGATCGTGCTAACTTCAGAGGATCTTTCAAGGATGCCTGTGGGGAGCGGATCTATCACCGGGCTATCAAGCTGATGAGGGAGATGCAGACCAATGAGGCCCAAGCCCAGGAAGCCACAGGTCGCAATGCGCTGGTAGTGGCCGGTCACTTCAAGCAACTGCGGTCCGAGGTCCGTGCCTATAACGACGAGAAATATATCACCGGGCCCCGTCGCCGAGCTGAGGAGCGCCGTCAATCAAAGCTTGCAGCTATGACCGAGGAGGATAGAGTAAAGTTCCTCGAGAAGGAGAATGAAGAAAAGCTCAAAGCGGAGAAGGCTGCAAAGAAAGAAGCTGCCAAGCCCTATAAGCCACCGCGCCATCGCAACCCCAAGAGGGGATCGGGAACTGAAGCCGGCTGGGATGCGGGCGACCGCGTTCGTCTCCGTCGGGAGATTAAGTAAGATCAAGGTGGTTGCTGGCCGCGTCATCTTTGTATATAATGACCGTATCGCAACAACGCGATTGGAGAATAGCATGAAAGAACAGAAAAGATACCCCGTATATCTAACGGGTCACCGACCCCCCGACCAGTACTCCCGGACCTGGGTGCCGATCTTCTTCGACCCCGAGCTCGCTCGACTATTGATCGAGAGCTTCATCCACAATCGAGACCATAAACGAGAGGGCAATGTCTTCATCGTCCAGGGCGACTTCGAAATGAAGGTTAAGTGCGAGGCTATGGACAAGGTTCTGGATACCCCATTAACCGGGCTCGAGCTTGACCTTGAGACAAAGGGCCGAGCAGTCCGCTTCAAGTTCGGGAGCTGGGAAGAGAAGCATGATAAGCCCGTTGAGGAAGTCGAGGAAACCAATGATGAGGGAGAGACGGTCGTAGTCAAGAAGAAGGTGACTAAAGCCGCCAAGCCCAAGAGATCTAAGAGGCCCGACGGCTTTATTACCATCACCGAACTCTGTAAGAAATGGGGTATAAAGCCTCTTCACGCGAGACAATCCCTGCGAGTGTCTGATGTCGAGAAACCTGAGTTTGGGTGGGCGTTTGATCCTAAGGATGAAGCCAAACTCAAAAAGATCTGCGGAGTAAAGTAATGAAGCTACATCATCCACCCGTAGATACTCAGTGGCGGATTACCCACAGTCGGCTCGCTCGGTATCCGGAGATCATAGCCGCCGATGATCTGCCAGAGCTGCGTAGCCGGGTAGCCGAGATTATCGGGGAAGGTAACCAATTCCGTGAGGACAAGAAGAAGATCAAAGACCTTCGCTTCCGGTATGAAGCTGACGAGGAGGACTATGTCAATGTGGCCCATGTCCTCTTTCAGGGATACACGGGGAGAACTATCCGAGCGATGAGACTGGAGAGGATCTGATGCCCCGGGATCGAACGATCACCATGGGGAAGGTATCCGCACAGGAGGCTCATGCAGCGGCTATCAAGAAGTCCCTGAAGCTGTATATCCCGTATGCCGTTTTGGACGGAGAACTCGCCGGCGCCGATCCAGGACTTTATGCAGTCGTCTTCACCGCTCCGCTCGGCGGCGATAGATACCTGGCTGCTACCCGTAAGAGAAAGAAGAATGCCAAGCTCTTGCGAGATATGCTCAACCGCGCATGGGCCGAGGGTCACTGGGCATCGATGCGAGAATGAAAGAGACGATGGGTGATTGCATCCGTCGTCTCCTTGTCGTATAGTGTCTTCATTGCAATAACGCAATGGAGGAAAACAATGACCGACCCAAATGCCCCTGTGGAAGAAGATGTTCTCATTGAACGAGGCTTTAACTCCCAGGTTGCTGAAGCCCTCGAAGGGCGAGAAGTTACCTACGGGACTCTGACCCACCTTACGACGGATGAGATCTTCGAGCATTACCTCGAGTGGAATGGGATCATCGGCTACTCAAGTCAGATCCGCGATGCGCTCGACAATATCCGCAACATGGAGGCCGTGTGATGACGGTACTCACCATCCCCACTTCTTGCCCGTTCCACTGCGCGGCGAGCGCTATCCAACGGGAAACCCGTTATTCCGAGATCACGAGCTTCAAGGTCCGGGATAACTTCATCCATGTAGAATATGAAAGGAAGCCACCATGTCCGCCGCAGTCTTCGTAGTCCACCAGAAAGGCTTGCCCTGCCGTTACCTGTGCAGGAATAGGAAGCAAGGCTTTGTCTGGAGAGAGGGACGCGAGCATGCCTGTGAGTTCCCTAGCTGGAAGGACGCAGAGAAAACCGCTCGTGAGTTCTCCGAGCTTCACCGCGTCTGGATCAGTGCTTCTCGGGAGGCTTGCCGTCATAACTTCGTTGAGGCCGTCGATGATGATGGCCGCCTGATTGAACCCGCGCAGGACGTCTGCGTAAACTGTGGAGAAACACGATGAGCCGTATGAGACAATCAATCGCCCCAACCAACTTCAGCACCCGGCTGTCCAATGCCCTCGTTAGTCTACGCGGACACGATGACTGCTTTGTTCTCGAGGATGTCTTGAAGCTTTATGCGGAGAACCCCGCTCAGCTGGAGGCTGAGTTCCTCCGAGTGCCGGGCGCAGGACGAGCGACCCTCAATGAGCTCAAGGAGTATCTCGACAAGTACGTCTATGAGAACAACACCATCGGGCGCGTCACGGTGATGAGCCAGCGCGATGCCAGCGCGAACCGAGGAGCGATTGATCGAGTGCTCGCGCACGTTGACGCGAACAGCGCCGACTACCAACGCCTACGCGATGTCCAGGAAGCGCTGAAGTCCTCTCGGGTTATGATCGAGCAGCCCGATGATACGCGCCGCGAGTTCAGGACCGACTGATGTCCAAGGCCATCGATCTTCTCTTCCATGACCCGAGCTTGGAAGATGCCGAGGACACCCAAAAACTGTCAGCTATTCTTCAGCGAATTGTGGACATGGCTGCAGCTCGAGGGGTATCCATACAGATTGAGTTGGATGAGGATGGCATACACGTCCCAGACCTCTTCAGACAGAAAACCCATAAAAATGGAAAAGCGGGTGATGGAGTCGAGGTTCTTCGACAGGTCTGTGCTGTGGCTGATGAGTTTAAGCTCGTTACCCATATAGAGTATATGGCAGATGAACCCAAACTCGGCGAGCTGTATAGCTCGTGCGGGTTTAAGCCCTATGCCAACCATGATGACCCTATCATCAATATGAGAAGAAGCCCTGGATAATAGCGGTATTTAGATATTGCCTTACGGAGAATTTTCTTGTATTGATATGTTGCCAAGACAATAACGTCATTGGTAATAACTATGGAGACTAACCATGTTAATGAAACGAAGAGCTGCCGCTGTGGCGCTCACCAAAAAGCTGTTCGCTGCAGAAACGGCAATCGACGAGGCTATCAGCCGCGTTGCCGAGCTGAACGCTGAAATGCCCGTTGCTCGAACGGCTGCCGGCCTCTCCGCGATTGTGGGACAAGCCGCATTGGCTGCTGCCTCCACTTCGATGACCAACCTGGTCGCCGCTCGTGGTGATATGGTCGATGCCCACAATCAGCTCGCCGTGGTGCGGGATCAGATCGGGCTCAAGGAGTTGGGTATGGGCAGTGGTGATATGAAGCCGCCTGTCCATCAGGCTACGACCAAGGAGAACCCGCTCTCCGTGGTTGAAGACGAAGAAGACGCCGCGGCCTAAACCCACACCCAAGATAGACTGCGAGCTGGGCCCGTGCTCGGCTCGTAGAGTAATGAAGAAAGTGGGTGATTGTCACGAGACAGTTGATGTCATATAAGCTATCTATCGCAATAACGCGATGGAGAAATACTATGTCCGAATTAAGAGAACTCATCCGAGAACACCAAGAAGTGACCGACGCCACAGACAATGACATCGCGTCCATTCTTTCTCGGTACCTAACCGATGAGGTGGCAACCTATGATACCGACAGCAAGTTGGTTGATCGGCTCTGCGACTTCATCGAGGTAGAACAGCTTCAAGGCCAAGAGGAAGAGCTCATGCTCTTTATTGTCGAGAACCTTGAACGTGGCCCAGGAGACATGGCATGAATACTATTCCAACTTTCGCCTGCAAGCTCTGCGGGACTATCCATACCCAAGAGGGTGGCTATGTCTCGACAACCACGACTTGCAACATGGCCGGCAAGCCCTGTGAAGGGATGCAATGCGCCGAGACCGATGACTACAAGCTTTTCTACCACCTGAGCGACCCGACGACTATCTATGTAGTTGAGCCGCCGTTCGATGGTAAGGCCGACGTCTATCATGACCATCAGCACGATGGGTCTGGCGCTACGAACCTTCAGGTCCGCGCTTTCGACCGTGATCTCGACCTTGAGTTCTGCTCATCCATCTACTGGGAGTATCTCCCGGAATGAAGATCAAGCTCATCCCAGTCCGTCAGATGAAGAAAGGCCGGACGAAGGTCTGGACCAAGTGCACCGAGCAGCAAGCCCAAGCATATGAGCTCAGGGATAGGAAGGGGAAGATGCTCCGCAGGGAGCGTTCCTCAGCTGAGGCCCACAGGGTCGCCGCATTATTTGACAAGCCCAAAGCCCCGAAGGACAGGCGATCCCTCGTCGGGAGGCGATGGGCAGACGTGAAGGACAAACTATGATAGAATACCGCTGCCAAGATGAGACATTGATGGGAAAGGCTCACCATCAGCTTATCAATCAGGGACACCGCCACCACCTTATCGGGCTACTGTCCATAGGCTTCCGTAAGAAGCCCTGCCGCAAGGCCAAGATTATCCTATCCCAATGCGGCTTCGAGAGAACAGCATGAAGCTTGACGATCCCGGAACGCTCTACCTTGCCTCTAAGCCGTGCAGTCAGTGCCTCACGTCGAAACGCCGCATAGTCAGTGACGCTCGAGCCGAAGAGCTTATAGCCGACTGCCGTGAGTCGGGTAAACACTTCATCTGTCACAAAGGCAGCATAGCCGGCTGCAATCTACACTGCGCGGGCGTTCACGCGCTGAAGCCCTCGACGAGCTATAAGGTCGCGAAGGCCATAGGTATCCCCATCGAGCTGGTCGATCCTGATAGTCTTGATGATTAAGCTATTAAGCCGGGGTAGGCCTAATCGTCATCTGGACCAGGCAGCCTCCAGAAGGATCTTTTGCTGTCACCGAACCCCTCCTGAGTCTTCACTACGTTCAGCCTTGCTGCTGCGATCCTCAGTGTCGCTCTGCTAAAGCCCCCGCTGTTTGCCGGCAGTCTGATGCTGTCCCAAAACATACCTCCCCGCTGGAGTAAGTGCCGAAGGTGTAAGACTGACTCTGCCTCCTGGTAAGCATCATTAGATATTTCCTCTGAGAACTGTGTGCTCTGGGGTATCTGGGATAGTGCATCCATCATTCTTCGCTGATGGATCTTGCTAACTCCGGCTCGCTTCGCTACAATGCTCCTAAGAAGCTCTTTGATGACATACCTTAAGACTATTGGCCAATGAGGCATACGGGGGGGATCGGTTTCCCAGCGCCGCCAAGTCTGTGGTGCAATCCCCAAGACTCTAGCGCAAGCCGTATTATTCTCTTTTAAGACTTCGAAGAGCAAGTCTGTTAAGGCGTGAAACTCTTCGTGGTCTAAAGTGTACTGGTGGATCCGCATCTTGGTCTGACGTCTCTTGGACTTCTTCATAACGGTTTCCTTTCATATCTTCTATTAGGTGCATAAGCGTAGTTTTCAATGGTAATTGTATGCTGAGCGTATGAGTATTGACACTAAGTGTGGTCTGGATGGGCTCATTATAGGGTGAGTGTGCCTTAGTGTCAATACTTATATACTCAACAATAAAAACCCATTAAAAACTACGGTTAACTGACTATACGCGCATAGGTAACCATCTATACTCGTCGGTTACATTGGACAAAGTGAGTGAAATATAGCTCTGAAGTCCAGCCGGACCAGCTCAGAGACGGCCCAACCAAAGCCCAATAAGCTTAATGCTGTATAGGATGGATAGCTGTATAGGTGGGCCAAGAGAAAAGAGACGGACCAACTTATTTTTAGAGATGGAGGAGCTTAGACACGTAATCACGTTATGGTTGGTCCAACCACCTTATGGAGTGTTGTAGAATAGAGACGTTGACTTTGAGAGTTGATGATCGTAGATTGCTTACATCGAAACGCAATGAAAGGCTCAACGATGTCCGATATGACACCCGACCAAATCGAGTTCCAGATCCGTCGTGCATTTGCCGCGATCTACCCCGATATGCCCATCAAATACCAAGCCATTGACGAAAGCTTGATTGTGTCCGTATCATACGGGCTATATAATGTCGTCTTCCAATATGACATCGCATCCGACGATGATGGCTACTTCTACTTCGGGCTCGTGCAACATGACGGCACTATATCCGACATGGCCGTTGTTCGCATTCCATACCCGGAGGAAGTCCGATGATGGGGGCTATTGTCTTTATCCTATACCTGCTCCTGCTGCCTGCCGTATACTTCGGGATCATCATTGGCTCATGCCGTCTATATGACCGTATCCGTAACGGCCCAACACCGGAGACTGACGATGCTTGACTATATCGACACGTTGAACCTCGAACGATGGGCACCCCTCATCTTCATCCTATGCGCGGGTGTATTCGCCATATGGGTGATATACAAATCCATCCGATCATTATTCCGTTGAGGTGATAGGTCCGTCGTCCTGTGGGCACGGGCCTTATCCTTGCGGATACTCATGGTTGGACCAACCCTAAAGCTGTATAGCTGGTAGAGCTGCATAGCGGGGGTGTTGGGTAGACAGGGTTGGACCATGTCCGGAGTGAGACTCATGCCCTGGTTGGTCCACCCGTTGGGATGGTGTCCAATCCATGATCGCTTATGTCGATCAATAACATTCGATTGATTGATTTTATTCATCAAGATAACTATTGCAATGATCGTCAAAAGGCGTATTGTAATTACATCGCAACGACGCGATGACATGAAAAGGAAAACACGAAATGACACGCAAAAACGAAACCCCATCCATCGTTCTCAAAACGATCCACAATGATATCGTGTCCGATGACAAAACGTCCACGCTCACGACCAAACAAATGCGCGCCAAGTTGCGCGTCGAAATGAACGACGTCCACGTCCGCAATGCGTCATGGATTTTCACCGCATCGCAATATGACACCGTCCGTTCCATGTTCGATGACAAATATGCCGCGAAGATCGAACGCGCCGCGAAACGCAACCCTCGCAAAACCCGTGCAAAGAAATCTGCACCCGCGAATGAAACGTCCGCAAACGAAACTGCCGACGCATAATCCGAACGGGCGCGAGATATTATGTCCCGCGCCCATTCATCCCGCCCAACTATTGTTGCTACCCGCCCGTCTAAAGTTTCGGGCCATACACGTATCCCACGCACCTGGTCCTTATCCATGGAAATCAGGTTTACAGAGTCATTCGTTTTATTGTAAGGAGGTCCGTATGTTCAAAGGTTCGATTACTCTCCCTGATGCAGGCCCGCAGGAACAGGAGTATGAGAAGCTGAACGACTTGAAGCGTTGGTTACTATCCATCCTGAGGCAGGATAGTGATCTCGCTACCTTAAGGGTCTCGGCTAATGGAAGGGACATCACAGACTTGGTAGGGCGAGACCTTACTAGAGAACTATTGAAAGGAAAGCCATGAGCAAGAGAATAGCCACCCAAACAAAGAACGCCCTCAGGGCTGCTGGGGTCACCGATCCTTACGCCTGCACACTCCAGGAACTCCTGCGAGTCCGCGGGGTAGGTCCCCTAGGCGTAGCATACCTGGCGAAGAAGGGATACCCTCCCACAGGCTCGGGATATCTTGAGAGTAAGGGCAAGTGACCATGGCTGTAAGAGTTAGAAGCGACGGCAGGATCTTCTGCGCCGCGCTTCATCCCGAGGAGCCGGGAGATACCTATATCCCCGATCAGCTGCACTATGATAGGTCGGTAGTGGAGAAGGTCTTAGTGACTCAGCCGAACGAGGAGCATATGAAGAACGGTGAGTGGTGGTGGAGGGGCTCCATACCCATCGGAGTAGAGATCGACCCCTGGTATTTCGAGAATAAAGGGTCGTGACAGGAGCGCACTGCGTGACTATAATGACGTGACAGCGAAAGGAAACTAAAGTGAGACATATCAAAACCACAAAGACCACCCACTACCTAGAGCTCGACGGCGATGAGCTGATGATGCTCCTGCAAGGAGAGGGCGACGGTCCAGTCATGGAGGATGAGGAGAACTTCAAGCTCGAGGTTATCCTTCCGTCCGGCGGGGACTACTACAGTGGCATGACCCTACTTGTGGAGGGTAACCTGAAGTTCATCGCCACTTGGGAAGATGACACTGACGAAGAAGTGGAGCAACTGGGCTAAGCTCGGTCATCGGCGCTACATGAAAGCTCATCCGCCCTGCCCCCATGGTCGGGCGAGTTGGAAGCATTGCCCCCATTGCTTGGGCCTGAACGACAGGGAGGAAACTGATGCCCCGTAAGGATCTCGTAGAACGAGTGCGTGACCAGATGGGTGCGGAGGGGCCTCAGCTTCCCACAGAAGAGTATGAACAGCGGATCGACGAGGAGCTAGAACGGATGAGCGCGAAGCGACTTCTCGAGCTACTGAGCTATACGTTCAATTGGGATCATCTGAAGAGTGACTGACACCCCACAGTCCTTGTGGGACGAAGCGGACTTGCCGGAGGAAGCTTTCGAGCGGTTGGCAGACGGGGGACCCTGGCGGTTGGCTCCCAACCCCGAGCCCATAGAGGCCAGGGGCCCTACCGCCGTGAGCAACCGAACTGTGACCCCGGCAATATACCACGCCGAGCGCGAGGATGATCGCCACTGGTTCGTTTATGGGAAGTGGGAGGATGAGAATGACGCCGCTTGGAGGCGCGTCGGTCATATGGTAGATTAAGGTAGTCGACAGAAGATCAATCATCGACTATAATGATCGAATAACGAAAGGAGAATACTATGCTTGCATTTGAAGGATTGATTGCTAAAGCCGGCCATGACGCCGGGATGAAGGTGCCGCCCGACGAAACCCTTGATGAGGAAGGCCCTCACGAGGGCCGCGCCTGGGACAAGGACGAGTTCCCCCACTTCCATTGCTTCTGTGCGCTTCAGCTCGGTCGGGCAACGTCAGGACCGACGGAACACTGGGACAACGCCAAGGTGATCGCCAAGATCCCCGAGGAAGATCTCAAGACCATGACGGTCGAAGACTTCGCCGCCCGCGGCGTTGTCATGGTTATCGGGTAGGGGGTATCATGGCGAAGAAAGATAAGAACTGGAAGAAGTTCGGGTCTCCCTATGACCCGGCCCATTCGGGCAAGATGCAGCTGCCGCCAGAGAAGCGCGGCGAGTTCTTCAAAGAGCTTGAAGCTAAGAAGGAGAAATAGTCCATGAATTATCACCTCGCCTCTAAGGCCCTATTGGAGTTACCCGAGGCCAAGATCCGATGGTCCTATGGTCGGGAGAACCCTGAATATCCCACTGACCTACCCCACCTTCGCTGGATGCTGATCCAGCTTCGGAACGGGGGAATGTCAGAGGGTAAAGCCGGTCGGTGGCTGGGATGGGTTCAAGCCTGCCTCGTCATCAAGGGCTTCTTCACCCTCGAGGAAATGAAGGCCCACAATATGGCATCCTCCTGTGAGGACGAGGGCTGCCCGCACTACAACACCCTTCACGTTCACCAGGAGAAAGACTAATGGCCGTAATCTACAATCCCGCTACTGTTCGGGAATACTACAAGACAGTTAAACGCCTTGATCAGATCCAGGAAGAGTATGACTCTCTAGAGGGTGATGAGGCTTCCGCCTTTCACGAGGAGCATTGGGCTGACTTGAAAGCTCAGGTTGTTCCTCCTCCGCTTAATGCCCTTATCCTCGAAGAGTTTATGGAAACCCATGAGCGACAGCAGCAACATTTGGCTAATGCTATTCTCGAGTTCAAGAAGATACCCGAAGGTATGGAAAAGCCCGCCAACGCCATTACCCTATGGAAGGCTATCTGCCATGGTCTGGATCGGATTGCCGACGGACTGAGTAAGGCCCCCGAAAGATAATCCCGGAAAACGGTGAATTGACGAGAGATCGAAAATCGCCGATAATCATCTTTTAACCACAGGAGGGTATATGCTCGAGTTTCTCATCGGTCGAGTCGAGGCTATGATCGCCACGCTTGATCTTTCTAAAGGGACAAAGGATCCCATCACCCACGTCCGTTCTGAGTTGGATCGGACGTCGGATGGTGGGGTCTTCCAGCTAACGGTGAACAATCGCCGTTATCTCATAAGCGTAGAGGAGTGTAATGACTAATGCAAGCTAAGATCATATTGGATAGCGTGAGCCATGACGGCATACGCCTTACCACCTTTCACCTTCGATACTGGCGATCCATCCACGCCGAGCTGATGACCCATCGGGACTTCAGTCGAAACGCCCGCTCGAGCCGAGCAGTTCCCAGCAAGATCTTGCTAACCGAGCCGATCTTCATTCCCACCTTCGGGATGAACCAGCCCGGGATGCAGGCTTCCGACGAAGAAGTGTTCCCCGGTTTACTTGAGCGATGGGAGAAGGAGTGGGGGGAGCTAGCGGAGATTACTCGTTCCTATGTCAAGAAGTGGCAGGCTGACGGGATGCACAAGCAGTGGGCAAATCGGCCGCTCGAGTGGTTCGGTTGGATCGACGTGCTGGTGTCCTCTACGCGGTACGAGAACTTCTGGGCTCTTCGAGTCAGCGAGTATGCTCAGCCTGAGTTTCTTGATCTCGCAACCGCCATGCAAAAGCTTATGCTTCAGAGCGATCCTCAACTATTGAGACCGGGCGAGTGGCACCTGCCCTACATTCAGCAGGAAGGGCTCATCACCTATGGACTCGAGGTGTGCAAGATGCTGTCCGCGGCGCGATGCGCTCGATTGAGCTACAAGCCTTTCGATGGATCTGACAGCCTTCAAGCAGAACGTGATCGATACGAACGCCTAGTCGTGTCGCGTCCTGTTCATGCGTCACCTGTGGAACACCAGGCGACTCCTGACACAGGAATGAAGCACGTTCGTCCTCCCTATCGTATCGACTGGAACAATCCTGAGCAACATGGGAACTTTCATGGTTGGATCCAGAACCGAAAGTTAATCCCCAATGAGGTGGTGCGATGAACCCGGAAATCCGAACCCGATGGGCTCAGTTCACCGAAAACTACCGTGAGCCGCACTACGCTTCAGCGGATACCCTGCTGAAGCCCCAGCAAGTTGATGAGCAAATCTGCGGTCATCACTCCTCCGTGGTAGTCGAACGAGGAACTCGAGTCTTCATGTTCGAAGGTCAAGCTAATCGAGACGCCTTTGTAAATGCCTACCGACAATGGGAGTCTAAACCATGCCAAAACCCTCTACCGTAAAACCCCGTCCCATACCTGGATCGGTAGCTCCCCATAAGAAGATACCCTACTTGATCGGTAGCGACAAGTTTGCGGGTATCTCCAAACTCGTTGAGGAGTGCGGTGAGGTTTTGCAGGTGATCGGTAAGTTGATGGGTTTTGGCAAGTTCGGTATTCACTGGGATGGAAAGCCCATCAAGAAATCCCTCGAGGAAGAGATCGCCGATGTCCTGGCTGCTGTGGATTTTGTTATCGCCAAAAACCACCTAAATCGGGGCAAGATTGAGAAAAGGCGTAAGGAAAAGCACAAGAAGTTTAACTTTTGGCATAAGAACGTCCAGAAAGGCCGGGACCCACGCGATAACGGAAAATAGGCGATTGACTGGGTTATCGAATACGTCTATAGCTAACAACGTCAATGATGACAAGGAGACATGACATGAAGATCAAAATGACCAAAGACCGTGACACGAAGGGCACCTACGTCTACAAGAACGGCGATGAAGGCGCGGCGATCACTTCGCTCTACATCAAGAAGTCGGCCGTGAAGGACGATGCTCCCGACACGATCACCGTCGAGATCAAGGAGCTCTGACAATGCCTTGGGGGGGATGGCTAATCGCATGGGTGGTTTTATCCATCCCCGCCGTCCTCCTTTTAGGGAGAGTCATAAGAAAGGCTGATGAGGATGAGAAACGACACTTCGAAGACCCCGATAATTAAGCGAGTGCTCTTTGGCTTGGAGGTTGCGCTCGCCGCCGCAATCGTCCTGTGGACATACTATGCGATGGGGGTCTCCCTCTACGAATGGCTTTGCGGCATTTTCTAGTTTTCAGGGATTGACAGTTTCACGCAATCGCGTTAGGTTGTAACATCGCACTTCCGCGATCACAGGAGACTATCATGACCGTAACCGTCAACGTCCGCACCCGCGCAGTAGGTGCAACCGTCAAGATTGGCGAAGTCGAGACTGAGGTTCCCGCCCGCTCGGACAAAGACTTCTTTGTCGATGGCACCCTCGATCTCACCATCACCGAAGCCGATCCCGCCGCGACAGCCGAGAACCCCAACCCTCCACTCGATAACAAGAACGTCCCAGGCCGTCAACAGAATGACGAGCTGACGAAGCCGGCGGATGGCTCTTCCTTCGATCACGACGGCGATGGAAAACCGGGCGGCAGTCTACCGAAGAGCAAGGCTTCCTCGAAGTCCTAACTTCTTCCGACCACCTTGGGCCCCGCTTCGGCGGGGTCCATACTTTAGGGGTAGACCATGAAGTTCCTCAAGAAATACCGAGTTCCCGAGAGCGCCATCACTGAGAAGGGATTAAAGCGACTGCTCAAGAGGGCAGCTCGTGACTATTCTTCTCTCAGCGACTGGGCGGTAGATCACGGTATCACCCCACAGGCTGTTTCAGCTTTTATGCGCGGAACCCAAGGCGCAGGTCTTCAGATACCTCGGGCTTTAGGCTATCGGCCGCAAACTGTTTTCCTTCCGGATGATGAAGCCCTGATTGCAAACCGTCCTCCTCCCCGGAAACCCACAAAGAACCCCACAAGTAAGGTTGACCATTCAAAGGACCCCGTGGAGAAGAAGTGGTCCAAGGCTAAGGATCCTCGAAAGGAAGCCAAGAAGCGATTAAAGAAGAGGAGTCGTCGCTAATGCCCGAACTCTTCTATGGCACCCTTCCCGACGAGAGCAAGCGCAGGCTCTACACCGCTCGGCCTCTGAGGCAGATTGAGAGCGGGATATTTGACCACTGGAAGATAAGGAAGCTTGGCCCTAAGGAGCGGCTGACCCACATAGCTCTTCTGTGGTGGTTCCGGGAGAAAAAGCATACGGGATTAGCTTGGCATGATGGGCGGGGAAAGGAGCAATCTATCTTTCTTCCCCAACTTCTTCCTCAGACCACTGTCCTCCCTTTGTCACGAGAGCTATTCGGTGACATCATACCCTCAGCTATAACCCTCCGGGTGCTGAATGAGAGAAGGCCCTATTTCTATGATTAAACGTCCAATGAAGGGAGCGGCTGTCGAAGACCTTGAGGTAGTACGCTTCCCCTGCATCACTATGCCGAAGATCGACGGGTTCCGCTGCGTCCTAGCCGACCGTGCTCATACCTCTCGATTGGCCTCCTTCCCCAATCACTCCTTCATGCGACAAACCAAGGGAGTTCTTCCTCGAAGGGGCATCCTCGACTCTGAAGCTGTCTGTGGTCTTCACTACGGCCCGGGAGTTCTGCAACGAACCTCCAGCGGCTTGACTTCCGAGCAGGGTGATCCCGATTGGTACCTTCACGCCTTCGACACTTTTGAGCCCGGGGTTCCCTATGCTGAACGACTAGAGCACGTCACCCTCCTAGCCCGACTCTCTAATAATGATCGCATCCGTCCTTTGGAATATAGGTGGATATACAACTATAAAGAATTGGAGGAATATATTACCGAGTGCCTTGAACGGGGGTTTGAGGGGATTATCACCCGAGATCCCCTAGGTCACTATAAAGAGGGTAAGTCCACGTTGAAGCAACAGGGCATGCTCAAGGTAAAACCATTCGAAGACTTCGAAGCTCGCATCACCGGTTACTATGAAGAAATGGAGAATACCAATGAAGCGAAAAGGGAAAAAACGGGGAAGCTCAAAAGGTCATCATCGAAGGCGGGGAAAAAACCGAAAGGCACACTCGGCGGCTTCATCGGTAAAACCCTCAAGGGAGGAGTCGAAGTCCGGGTTGGGGGAGGCTTCACCGCAAAGCAACGCCGAGAATTCTGGCTTCGAAAAGATGAGCTGGTGGAGGCCGGTGCGGTGATGAAGTGTAAGAAACAGAAAGTGGGTGAGAAAGACAAGCCTCGACACCCCAACTTCCTGTCCTTGAGGCCGGAGTGGGATTTGGCAGAATAAGCAAGTTGCCTCTTTGTTCTTGTCATTGTATAATTGGGGTATAACAACGAAAGGTGAATTGAATGTCTAAACGAGTAATTGAGATTTCCGCTGGGGATGCGAAGCAGGTGCGCGCCATCCTATTGACCCACGCTGAATTGCAGGATCAGCAGGCGATACCTTCGATGGAGCTATTGGCTCGATTGAAACGAGATAATCCCCGCCCCGACGAGACTGTAGCTGAAATGATCGAAGATCTTCGCAGTCAAGTTAACGACCTCGAGGCTGACAGCGACAACCTACAGCGCATTGCTGTGCACTTCTAAGGAGACGACTGATGCAAGCAAGTGAAGCACTACAACGAGTTATCGCCGCAGCTATCGGTGCGGAGGATGGCCGGTCGATTGATCCTGACGATGAGAACTACAAGCAGGACCAGGTAGCTATTGCTATCTGTCAGGCTGTTCTTAATACGGCGATCCCCGTGGCACGGTTCCGTGCCTTCTTTCAGATCGATAATATCCCGGGCAAGCAGGACGGTTACGAGTACACCATCTGCGCCGTATCAATCGGCGAGATCCAGGCGGCTTTAAGACACGCGGGATGGAAGAGCAACATTCAAGTTCAGGTAACCCTGTGGGAACAGGAACAGGCCGGCGCCGAAATGCTCAGTGGCTATCAAGGCGCGACTTCCCAACAATACCGGAAATGGGTCGATAGCCTCGATCACTTCCAGGATGGGGTGAGTGTCAACTGATGGCTCGTAAGAAGCTTGACCCCTTGGAGGCTGATCGTCGCAAGAAGGCTCGCGCTGCTGAACGGCGTAGACTTCGTAAACTAGGACAGTCAGCCTCCCCTACTTCCCATAGGTCGAAGCGGCCTATGGAGAAACCCCGTTTCCCCAATGAGCTATTTGATTGGGCCGAGGATATTCCCGAAAACCCCAAGGACCTCAATTGGCTAATCGTATTGGGAGTCAAGGCTGCCGCTGACCGCATAATCAATGGGGCTCGGACTCGCCCCTTCTATATCTCCGTTCATTGGCCTCAGGGCTCCGGTCCTGAGCCTTCCTTTGACTTCTACCCCTGTGGCTATTTCCGTTCGGGGGACCGAGTATATTATAGCTTTGCCTTTCCCGATCATCGGGATGCGGTTTTTCGGGTATATCGCAAGAAGCTGAAGGCTCATAAAGAAACCCGCGAGTCCGTGATTAAAGCTCACGCTCGAGCATATCCCAAGAAGTAAATACAGACGTCTTAGGTCATCATCGCTTGTGTGATCGCGCAACGCATAGTTGCACGTTGATCGATGATCCTGAGACGTCTCTGGGTGTATCCAGGGCAGGCTTAGGTGAATGATACAGTGCATTTACGCGCAATCATGCGTAAATGCGCGCCAAAACACCTAAGGATTTATCTCTTAATGTCCCCAGCTATATAACCTTAGGAGTACGAGATCCTAACCCAGCAAGGACCTTCCATGGTAATCCTCGAGATTAAGAAACACTTCCAACTAAGAGTTATCGAATGGTGGAGTGCCAGTGTTATGGCTACCTGGGGGTTCCTAGTGCTACTGGTCCCAGCCATGTTTCAGGAACAGGAAGTCTTCTCGGGGATGCTTCAATTCGCTCCCCAGCATATATGGGGCCTTGCTGCTTTTATCTCGGGACTCCTTCGACTGGTGGCACTCACCATCAATGGGTTCTGGGCTCGAACACCCCTTGTCCGATGGTTCACCGCAATGATCGGCATCTCCATATGGTTTAGCATTACAACGGGTCTATTCTATGCCCCTGTCCTGAGTACAGGACTTGTCGTCTATGCTTGGCATATGGTCGCGGATATGTATTCCGCCTATCGCTCTGCATCGGATTTCCACGAAGCCGAGCTCCAACGAAAACTCAAAGAACAGGGCGAGTCCGGGAATGTCAGTAGTATCCACAGCCAATGAGATCGCAGCAATAGATTGGAACATAGTCGCCGCTGCCATTGCCACCTTGATAGTTACGGGGTTCGCCACGTGGCAGGGACTAAGGAAGGGCAAGGAAAAGGCCGCTGATCCCAGTAAGTCCGATACCACCTCAATCGTAGGTGCTTCCTTGATAGAGACCTCTTCTGTTCATCGTCTCTCCGAAGAACTCAAAGATAACACCGCCGCACAGAAAGAGGTGAGTACTCTTCTTCGGGACTTAGTCTCGGAGACTCGACGGTCGAATGACCTGGTCTTGATGGGTCAACGCTTTTCTAGCAAATAGATATTGACACCAGGCCGGAGTAGTGATAGCCTAGAGGTGTCGGGGACGTAAGTCTTCTGATAGGAACCGTGGGTGCTTCGGCTCGCCATTGAGCGCGACCTCTAAGCATTGAAGCTCTAATCCAGCGTCGTCAGCCAACTGCCGAACGAAGCGCCCACGTTCTTGATGCTTAACACCCCATGCACAGATCACGGGAATATCTCGATCAGCAGCAAACTCAAAGATTGTAGATAACCACCAATCATTCTTAGGACCGACTGCTACACTCATCTCCCGAGGTAGGTTCTCGGGTCGGCTAGTCCGATAGGCGTAGATATTAAGCACGAGGATCCCGCCATACCCCCACCGAGCTGCATAGCGCATAGTCTTGCAAATCGTCGGATCATTCTTCCGCCAATCAGCTGTGGAGGGGTTCATCATCACCCAGATAAGAACGGGCTTATCCGGCTCCCAGCATCGATACAACCACCAGCGATAAAGTCCATCTATTGAGATTGATGCTTCGGAGACCTTGATGTCGAGGTCCTTCACGCTTATTCTTTGGGTGGCCATTTGAACCTCCAGTTACCTTTCTTGTCTGCCTTTGCCATTCGTTTCTCCCACTTCTTTCGAAGCTTCTTGTCCCGGGCTGTCTGCTTGACAGGCTTCCATTTCCACTTGCCCTTCTTGCCGGGCACCGCGATTGCCAGAGGCTTCAACCCTTCTGTGGGAGGAGGACCTAGCCAACCCCCCTCGGGAGTATCATCCTTTATGCGTTGTTTACGGGCCATAATTTCTCCTTTGACTTATGGTAAAACCTGAATTATCCTTAGGGAACCTTTCACCGGCTCGAGCGTTGATGGTGTGAAGGACAACAACCCTACGTAGAGGAGAATACCCATGAGTACTTTTGGACAAGACGCCGCGACTACTGATAACAATGCCAAGGCCGCACAGTCGGGTACGCCTAAGGATGATGCCACGAAGACCGACATCGAGAATGCGGACAAAGCCGTCGAGAATGCCGGGGAAGACAATACGGATGACGAGACTGCTGCGGAAGCAGCTGATCGCCATATTGCTTCGACCGAACTTCCTGTCGGTGATGTCACCGATCCGGAAACGCAGGCTCTTGAGGATCGTGAGGATCCCGACTCCGACTTCGAGACAGCGGAAGCTGCAGAGGCCGCGGAGAAGATCGTTCCCGGTGCCAAGGAGGGTCCGCAGGTGGACGGCACTGTTCGCAATGATCTGGGCAAGGTAGCCTATGCTCCTCCGGGATCGAAGAATGCCGCAGTCAATGGTGTCCAAGAAGATGCTTCCGGTCACGTCGACTCGGTGGGCACGGACAACAGCTCCAAATCCGGTACCCGCATCTAACCGTTGCGGTATCACTTGACTACCAGAAGCCGTCGGGGGAAACCTCGGCGGCTTTTTCATAGCTTGGCCCAGTGAGGTGGTTTACGCCTCGTCCATTTGGGAGCTCGTTTATCGTCCGGCCATCTGCTGTTAAGGTAGGTCTTGTAAGCCTCAAACGTCGGTAGGTGACTGAAGTCAAGACCAAGCTTCTTGTGCCTAGCGCCGTTGTAGAAGTCGTCCTCCTCCATCTTCGGGGTAAACATGGTCAGGTAAGGCCATCGAAAAGTAAGACCTTCAAGCACAAGATGACAGGCATGCTTTCTTCCTCGTCGGTATATTATCTCCTCACCATAAGCAATACCCAGAGCATAGAGCCATCGAATGGGATTAAGGTTTTGATGATCGGATGCCCATTTTGTTATGGGATGGTTGACGTGACAGCTTCGATAAGGGGTAGCCTGCTCACCGCTTTGCTCATTGATGACTGTGCAGATTATTTGGGCGGTTTCCAGTATCATCTTGTTCAGTCGCTTATCATCCAGAGCCCTAGCGCATATTCGCGGGTGACGTGATACGGTAAAGATATTCATCGCTTCTTCCTACATCCAGGACCGAAGCCCAGTTTAATTGATAGAGGGTCTGTCAGGTCCCTACCACATTTACCACATTTTCCGCGATGGTAAAACTGCAAATGTCCGCTGAGTGTACCGTAGTTGATCTTAGCCCAGAACCAGGAGAATACGCTGAAGTGTTCACAGGATCGGAGTTCTAGCGGAACTGCCGTCGTCCAGCGGAACACGCCATTCCTGTCGATCATCCCTATATATTCATAACCGTCCGAGAGTCGGTTGACCCACCAAACGTCTTTCTGTTTGCCCCGCCGAACCTTGAAGGTAAGGTGTTTGCCAGTCTGTTGAGACTTAAGGGTGAACTTCGCATTGCCGGCCAGGACGTAGTCCTTCATGCTTTGTATATCGTTGACCCGATGCTCAAAGGGTAAATCTAACTGCTCCTGTGATTTCTCTTTAACCGTCATATGGAATTATCCTGTCAGTAATTGCGTGTTTTGCCCTATGGGGGAGATACAGTCATTTTAACCTGTAGTCAATGAAAGTTCAACCAGTCATGTCTCGTTTTGTCCGGACGCATAAAGCTAGAAAGATATTCCTCGATCAGCTGTCGGTCGGCAACTCCCTGTCCTTTGCTGCTCACGCAGCGGGGGCCACCGTTCGGAACTTCAAAAGGTGGCGTGAGGATGACGAGAATTTCTCCCAGGATTGGGATGAAGCCATCGAGGAGGGGACCGACTTCATTGAGGACGTGGCTTTGGATCGGGCAATGAAGAAATCCGATCCCCTCATGCAGATGATATTGAAGGCTCGCCGGCCAGATAAGTATGACCGGGGAAGCAAGCTCGAGCTTAGTGGAGGAATAAATGTTGAAGGCTCAAAAGCCAAGTTGCTCAATCGTATTGCGAGGCTCCAGGCTCAAGGGGACGTTTCCTCGAGCGACGGTGAAGAGAAGTCTGAAGCACTTGGGAATAAATCCCCAGAAACGCCCCTCCTCCCAGCCCCCGCCAGTGGTAAAGATGGATCTCGACCCATACGGGGGTCCAAACGTCGTGCAGCGGTTGAGGGAAGCGGACGGAAGAAAGCTGCGCAACCATCATCTTAAGACTCTGGATATATCCAAACTCAAAGACCTTACTGATGAAGAAGCCGATGATCTCCTACACACCTGGGAACTGTGGGCCCGTCCCAATCAACTAGAGCCAAAGCCCCTTCTGGATAATGGAGAACATTGGGTAACTTGGCTGATCCTCGCCGGTCGTGGCTTCGGTAAGACTCGGTGCGGAGCTGAGACCGTAATCAAGTGGGTCAAGGACGGTGTCTGCAAGAGGATCGCTTTGATCGCGGAGGATAGTGCTGATGCCCGAGACGTTATGGTCGAGGGTGAGTCCGGTGTCCTTGCTTGCTCACCCCGAGATTTCATGCCCAAGTATGAGCCCTCAAAACGTAGACTTACTTGGCCGAACGGCGCAGTGGCCACTCTCTTCTCCGCGGAAGATTATGAGTCCCTCCGCGGGCCACAGTTTGACGGCGCATGGCTAGACGAGCTATGTAAGTGGAGGTATGCTGAACTTGCTTGGGATAACCTTCAGTTTGGTCTACGTCTAGGTGAGCATCCTCGACAAATCGTAACCACCACTCCTCGTCCAATGAAATTGCTTAAGGAGATCATCCTTCGTTCAGACACCTACATCACCAAGGGTTCCACTATGGAGAACCTTGCTAACCTTGCTCCCCCGTTCAAGAAGCAGGTGATCGACAAGTATATGGGAACAAGGGTCGGTCGACAGGAACTAGAGGCCGAGCTGCTTGATGATATGCCCGGAGCTCTGTGGCACCGTCAGCTTATTGATGACACTCGACTCCTGCCCGTTGATAGTCTCACTCCCGTTCAACTTCCCCATCTTGCTAGAGTGGTCGTCGCTATCGATCCAGCCAAAGAGGTCGGAGAGGACGCGGCGGAGACGGGGATCATGGTTACTGCAATCGATGGTAATGGTCATGGCTACCTATTGGAAGACTTATCCATCGCCGGGACTCCGGAGGAGTGGGCACGAGAAGCGGTTGTCGCCTATGATGAGTGGGAGGCTGACCTGATAGTCTACGAGGCTAATCAAGGTGGCGAAATGGTCGCGTCTGTTCTTCGAGCTGCCGCAAGGAACATGAAGGAAGAAGGAAACCGAACCGCTGACTTTATTCCTCTAAAGGCTGTCCACGCAACCCGAGGAAAGATGGTTCGCGCTGAGCCAGTTTCTCAACTCTACGAGCAGGGTAAGATCCATCATGTCGGAACTTTCCCCGAGCTTGAGGATCAGCTCTGCGAGTATACGCCTGATGGGAAGATGGGCTATTCGCCGGACCGTATGGATGCCTTGGTCTGGGGCTTCACAGAACTGCTTGTCGGCGGCATACCCCATGAAGGATTGATGGATTACTACAGGCAGGAATCGAAGGCCATCGCTGATCGCTTGGCCGGTGGGAATAAACCCGTATTAACTAGCGCCTTGGTTTCTCTTCAAGGTCCCGCAGGTATAAATAGGGCATACGGAGCGGAAGGTGATGAATATCTGCTGGGGAATGATGGGCATTTTCGCGTAAAAGAAACTGACGTAAAAGGCCTCGAAACTGCTGGTTTTCATCGAGTTTTTGCTGAGATAGGATCGAATAACTGATGGCAAGTCAACGTGCAGCTGCTGGGGGAGGTCGGGAAACAAGCCTGGCCAATTCTTCCAACGTCACCGTATCCTATGCGGGAAATCAGGACGGCGCTGGCTGGTTCGGTCCCGGTGAGCCTATGGCACCCCAGGCCCCTCCCCAAGTTAAGGGTCGATCCTTCGACTTCCCCCAGGCCGTCAATCTATTTAATCAGCAACGTAAGACCTCGATAGTTGGCTTCGATACCCTACGAGCTTTTGCTGATGGCTATGATCTTCTTCGACTAATCATTGAAACCCGTAAAGATGCCATGGAGCGATTGCGCTGGGTTATCCAGCCCCGTGATCCTTCGGAAAAGATGAGCCCACAGAAGAGGAACCGGGTGAAGGAGCTGACCAAGTTCTTCCTCAAGCCGGACAAGGAGCATAACTGGAACACCTGGCTTCGTATGCTCCTTGAGGACCTCTTCGTGATTGATGCGGTTACCCTTCATCGTCGGAAGACTCGGGGCGGTAAGCTATACGCTCTCGAGCAAATCGACGGGTCGACTATGCGCCGCGTTCTGGATGACTGGGGTCATACCCCTGAGGATCCCGACGATACCGCTTATCAACAAATCCTTAAGGGCATGCCGGCTGTCAACTACCGTGGGGAGGAGATCTATTATCGTCCCCGCAATACCCGTGTCCATAAGATTTATGGGTATTCTGCGGTAGAGCAGATTATGATGACCATCAACATTGGTCTTCGTCGCCAGGTCTTCCAACTGAACTTCTTCACCGAAGGCAATATGCCTAACGCCTTGATCGGCGTACCGGAGACATGGACCCCTGACCAGATCCGTGTTTTCCAGGAGTGGTTCGACAACATTCTAGCCGGTAACTTGGGGGAACGCCGCCGGGCTCGCTTCGTCCCGTCAGCTGTGGGCAAGACTTATATCCCCACTCAGGAAACTGAGCTATTCGGCAAAGCGGAGGAATGGCTTGCTCGTGTCTGCTGCTTCGCTTTCAGTGTGTCGCCTCAGCCGTTCCTGCAGATGATGAACCGGGCGACTGCTGACAGTGCTGCACAGGAAGCTGCTGCGACGGGTCTTGCGCCGATCCAGAACTGGGTCAAGGCTTTGATCGATGATGTGCTTGCTGATGAACTTGATGCCTCAGACCTTGAGTTTGTTTGGCGGGGAGACGATGAGCTTGATCCCACCAAGCGGCAACAGATCACCGAAGCAGACGTCAAGACCGGTTTGCTTACCCTCAATGAAGGCCGGTCAGCGAATGGCCGGGAACCTTATGATGACCCCCGCTTCGATCAGCCGATGTTTATGACCTCTAATGGTCTTGCACCGCTGATTGCAGAGGAGGGGGACACTGAAGAACTCCAGGGAGCGGAGGAACCGAAGCTACCTGCAGGAACTCTGAAGGCGGGTGAACAGCCCGACGATGAGAAAGGCATCGAGAAGACTATAGCCCACTTCATCGACGCCCAAGATGAAGAGGGATTATCCCAATATCTTAAGGGCATGAACAAGGAGATCGAACATGAGTAAGGCGAAGGCGCCGCGGGTTTTCGTCCCGCTGACCAAAGTGGACGAGGAACAGCGCCTCGTCTACGGTCGTATCACCCAGGAAATGCTGGACAAATCAGGCGAGGTCATGGACTATGCAACGTCCAAGCCTTTCTTTGAGAAGTGGTCCAGCGACATCGAGGCTGCCTCCGGTGGTCTGTCCAAGGGTAACGTCCGGGTCATGCACGGGCTGACTGCTGCCGGCAAACTCACGGAGCTTGACTTCGATGACGAGGATATGTCCATTGACGTATGCTCGAAGATCGTTGACGATGCCGAATGGAACAAGGTTGTCGAAGGTGTCTACACCGGCTTCAGTGTCGGCGGCAAGTATGAGAAGCGTTGGACCGAGACCATTGATGGAGTCAAGGTGAAGAAGTTCACTGCGAACCCCAACGAGGTCAGCATCGTGGATAACCCCTGTGTTCCCTCCGCCTGTTTCTCCTATTTCAAGGCTGACGGCGCTGAAGAACAGGTTGAATTCCAAGTCGAGAATGACGACGACCTGTGGCCCGGCTTTGCCAAGGCGGATGATGCTGAGGAAGCTACCGAAGAGAAGCCTGCGAAGAAAGCTGATGCCAAGAAGAAGGCACCGGCTAAGAAGGGAGCCAAGAAGAAGGAAGCCAAGAAGGCCGCTGAGCCGGAAGTCACTATCCCGAACGAAGTTCTGGTCAAGAAAGCTGAAGAGCTTGCTAAGACTGCCGATGACGGCACGACCTGGCAAGACCACCTCGACGATGCTCGTGAAGAGCTGACCAAGGCAGCGACCGGTGAACAGGAGACGAAGGATGGCGATGAACCCGAAGGAAAAGAAGCCGCGGAAGAAGAAGAAGGCGAAGCAGCAGAAGGAGCTGAAGACTCGGCCGCCGACGAGGACGCTGATGACGACTCCGCAAACAAGGTCACTCCCGCCGGGGTGAAACAGCAGTGGACTGCTAGCGACGGTAAAGCCTTCGACAAGAAAGCTGAGGCTGAAGCCCATGAGGGGGCTCTTGCTAAGGGTGAACCCACGGAAGCCGACAAGCTGCGCGAACGCATGAACAAGGCGCTTACCACCGAAGAGGAGACTGGGCTCACTGTCTGGGATGACTTCGAACGATTGAGCAAGGTCGTCGAGGTTCTCGAAACTCCCCACGAGGAGGGCCAGCCGGTACTGCAGAAGGGAATGTATAACACCTCCTGCTTTGCCCGTTGCCTGTGGGATATGGGCGCGGTGACTCGCAAGGTCTTCAAGGAATATGAAGCCGAGGGCGATGACGAGACGGATCTGACGGTCTTTAACGATATGAAGGCTGCCGTTGAGAGCTTCTCCAAGGCGTTCGTTGTCTATGCGAAGGACCAGGTCGATGAGCTCATCGCTCAGCTCGAGGACGGCTGCTGCGTTGACTACTACGACTATTACTACGCCGCTGCCAAGGAGAACGGTGAAGATCAGCTGGCCAAGGACGTCTGCACTGTGCTCGAGGAACGCCGCGATCCCAGCCGTGAGGTTCGGGAGGAGTTCTTCAAGCTTTATACCGCGGATGAGGAAGTGGAGGAAATCGATGACGAGGATCTGCCGCCTAACCTGGCCAAGAGGTTCGAGGCAATCGAGGCTGATCGTGATAGCTTCAAGAAGCTTGCTGAAGATGCTATCGCCGGCATTGAAGAGTTGAAGAAGTCCGTCGCAGAAATCGGTGACAAGCCGGCTCCTCGAGCTCCACGGAATATCGCACTTCGGGACGGTGATGGAGGCTTCTTCAAGGGAGCCGAGACCGAAGAACAGAAACTCGCCATGTTGAGTGATATGGTGAAGAGCAAGGGCACTGAAGGCGTTGCTCTTGACTTCATCAAGCTCGCACAGCAAAACGGTCAGCAACTCCATCTGAACCGTTAGAAAGAGGCAACGAGGCGACCGGGGACGGAAGCCAACTTCAACCCTACCGGGGACGGTGGGACTATCAACCAACCAGTAAAATTGAAAGTGAGGAATAATATGTCTGGTACTGCTCTCGCTCCTGCCCAGTCGCAGGATTTGGGTCTCGCTGCGAACGTCTCCATGGACGCTCTCTTGAAGGCCCTGGGTGACTCGCCTGTCATGGCTGATCCGATTATGCCGGATGCTTTGGCGAAGTCTACCTTTTCGCAGTCAGGTTCGGCTACAACCGGCCTGACGTTCTATGACCTCGAAGCCGGGGCCAAGTTCCTTTACCCGGTCTTGACACCGCTCCGTAACGAGATGCCTCGCGTCTCCGGCAAGGGCGGCATCCAGGCCAATTGGAAGGCGGTCACGGGGATTAACACGTCCGGTATTCGGATCGGTGTCTCGGGTGGTAACCGTGGTGCGGTCATGGCAGTTACGACTGCCGACTACGCTGCGGCCTACAAGGGCATCGGTATTGAAGACAACGTGGACTTCGAGGCTCAGTATGCCGGTCGTGGTTTCGAGGACATTCGTGCTCTCGCTGCCAAGGTAGGTCTCGAGGCACTTATGCTCGGCGAGGAAATTCTTATCCTCGGCGGTAATGGCACTGTGCCCCTCGGTACTTCACCGACTCCATCCCTGACAGCTTCGGCTGCTGGGGGTACCATGACCGCAACCACCAAGCACGTCCTCTGCGTTGCTCTCACCCTCGAAGGATACCTGAACGCCTCTGTGGCTGCCGGCATCCCGACTGAAGTTGCCCGTACCAACGCGGATGCTTCTGTCGATACCTTCGGCGGCGGGTCGGCTCAGGTGTCTGCTTCGGTAAGTGTCGCTACGACGGGCACCACGGGTAGCATCGCTGCAACGGTTACCGCCGTTCGTGGTGCTGTTGCCTACGCCTGGTTCTGGGGTGCTTCGGCTGCCGCATCAACGCTCGGGGCGATCACTACGGTCAACGCCTACACGATGACCACCAACGCAGGCTCTGGGACCCAGGCGGCTTCGACGCTTCCTGTCCAGGACAACTCGACAAACAACCTCGTCTTCGACGGTCTCCTCACTCAGGCGATGAAGTCAGGCAGCAATGCCTACTACACCTCGCTGGACGGTGCGGGGCTTACGGCTGACGGCGCGGGGGGTATTGTCGAGATCGATACGGCACTCAAGTCTTTCTGGGACAACTACAAGTTGACCCCGGATACGATCTGGCTGTCATCCGATCTTGCGTTGGTTATCTCGCAGAAGATCCTGGCGGGTAACGCCAACGGGGCCTTCCGCATCGTGGTCAACATGGAACAAGGCATGATGGTCGGTGGTGTTATGGTCGCCACCTACCTGAACCGCTTCTCCATGAATGGCGCCAACGTCCTGAAGGTTCGGATCCACCCGAACATGCCGGGCGGTATGGTTCTGTTCACCACGAACAAGCTGCCTTACCCTGTCAATGGGGTTGGGAATGTCATGCAGATCCGGTACCGTCAGGACTACTACCAGATCGAATGGCCACTGACCACTCGTAAGTACGAGTATGGCGTCTATGCCGACGAGGTGCTTCAGTGCTACTTCCCGCCGAGCATGGGTGTCATCACCAACGTCGGTTAACCCGACGGGTCGCAGGGGGTGGGGAGTCTACGCGAGGCTCCTCACCCTCACCTACTCCTCGCGATAGAAAGGACAGTCCCATGGACACCAAGTTGAAAATGAAGGCCCCCGATGGGGTAAGCACCGCCTTGATCGAAGGCCATGAGTATGAAGTTCCCAAGAACGGCGTGATCGATATAGTTTCTCCTCACCATGGGGAGACGCTCCGCCGTCATAACTTCACCGATGTCGCCAGCGATGGCCTCAAGGATGAGATCGAGTCCACCAATGACAAGGACCGTCTTGTCGAGATCATCGAAGAGCATGGCGGCGATGCTGACAGCGACATGAAGCTGGGTAAGCTTCGCCGTATGGCTCGCGAGTCTCTCGCAGACGATGAAGACGAAGATGATGAGGATGAAGCCGACGAAAAGCCGGCCAAGAAATCCCGTCGTAAGTCGAAGAAGGCTTAACCGATGACTACCGAGAGGCTCACAACACTCGCTGCCGTTAAGTCATGGCTGGACGTGGATAACACGAATAGCGATGCAGAGCTTACGCGGATAATTGATGCGGCCTCTCGGTTCATCACCAACTATCTCAACTGGAGGAGCTTTAAGCCCACCGAGTATACCTATCGGTTTAGCGGCAACGGTAAGTCTTCTATGCTCCTTCCTAACTGGCCCGTTATCTCGATCAGCTCCTTGGCTGTGGGCGGAGTAACGACCACCGCATCCACCTTTAACAAGGGCGTTCCTAGTTCGGGCTACGTGCTCGATAGTCGGGATCGGGCGTTGGCTACCTTGAATATCTATGGTAACCGCTTCTGTGGTCCTGGTGAGATTGTCTACGCTGCAGGTTTCCGCTATGCAGAAACGGCACTCCTTGCTGTCGATGATAGTGCTATCACAGTAACGCCCACAGAGGCGGGTCAATGGATCTCCAATGAGTCCGTGACTATCGACGGTACTGCTGCTACCCTTGTTACCGGTGCTCCTGCCGCCGGCGAGTATGCTGTTGATGAGTGGGGCACCTACACCTTTAACGTGGCTGATGATACCAAGACGGCAGTCATCACCTACGGCTATGCACCATGGGACATCGCCTTTGCCGCAACTGAGATTGTGGGTGAATGGTATAAGCGCCGTGACCGCATCGGAGTTCTGTCCAAAACCCTAGGCGGTCAGGAGACCGTTACCTTCTCGAAGATGGATATGAATGACTCCGCTCGCGCTACCCTCCAAGACTACATGAACGTGGTGCCCTTATGAGCGCGGATTTTCTATACGCTGAGGTCGTAGGCGACAGAAACGCTCTCCGAAACCTCGACTTGATGCCCGACACGGTTCGGGCTGTTCTGCTGGCGAAGGTGGAAGTTAACGTCGAGCGGTTGAAGGATGCCGTAGAGGCGGAGATCACCCCTAGCTCTAAATCGGGTAAGCTGCTATCGGCAGTCAGGTCAGAGGTCATCAATAACAAGCCAGGAAGGGTAGAGGGTCGTGTCTACATCGATGAGACTGTAGCGCCTTATGCCCGAGCCCAAGACAAGGGTGCTTCGATACCCGCCCATATCATTCGTCCGAAGCAAGCGAAGGTTCTTGCGTTCATGGGGGCAACGGGTGACAAGGTATTCGCCACTCGTGTCTTCCACCCCGGTGGTCAGATACCCCCTAAGAACTTTATGGCTAATGCTCGTCGCACCCTAGGTGGGGCATTTAGCCGGGACATCAAGAAGGCGATTGTCGAAGGCATCCGCCAGAACATGAGGGCGCAGTCATGACGGTCGATGAAGAAACCGTACTCTACACCTTAGCTGAGCGCATGGCCCTGGTTCGCTGGGAGCGCGTAGGTGAAGCGCAGGACCACCGCCGGTTCATCACCATCAGTCGTCGCGTCAAGTTGTTCTCAGACGTGCCTGGTCGATCCCAGCCGGCGTGTTATCAAGCGGAACACGGTACGACTGAGGACCAGATCACTGGAATGCCTTATCGTTCAATTGTCGAAGCCAATTGGATTATCTATCAGGACGTATCAAAAGACAAGGAGGGTATTGGGGCAATCGAGAACAACCTCATCCTTGGTGGCATCCGTGCTGCACTGGCTCCTTTCCCTCAGGACCCGGGATATTCCAACGAGCGGAATACCCTTAACGGGTTGGTTCATCATTGCTATATAAGTGGGAAGATCTTCAAGGATCCTGGCGACATTGACGGCCAGGGGATGATGGTCATTCCCATTAAAGTGTTAGTCCCATAATGGGCAAGATTTCACACGAGCCCGGGCATCAGCCTGTGAAAGCCGAAGGGTTGGGTAACTTAATTGAGGAGCTAAAGATATGAGTCAATACGTCTTCGGCACTGGGCAGCTCTTTGCGATGCCCGTGGGAGGTGGTGCCCCCCTTCGTTTTGGCGCGTTGCAAGACGTGTCAGTGGATTTCAGCGGAGACATCAAATCGCTGCATGGTCAATACCAGTTTCCGCTGGACGTTGCCCGTGGTAAGTCCAAGGTCGAATGGTCGGCCAACTCTGGCAACATCGATGTCGAGGCCTTCAACCAGGTCTACTTCGGCGGAACGGTCGCTTCGGGTGATGAGGTGGTTCAGGTCTTTAACGAGGCTGCTGCTATCCCCACCACCCCATTCCAGATCACTGTGGCTAACGCCGCTAACTTCGTGATGGATCTGGGTGTCTATGATGCGGTTACTGCAGAGCCCTTGACCCAGGTGGCTTCGTCTCCTACGACGGGTCAATACTCGGTCAGTGCAGCGGGTGTCTATACCTTTGCTGCAGCGGACACCGGCAACAATGTCCTTATCAACTATCTCTATGAGTCCGCCTCCACCGGTGGTTCTCTCGAGGTGGCCAATCAGTTGATGGGTGATACTCCCCGGTTCCAGCTCGTGTTGTCGCAGGTCTACGCAACCAAGACCTTTACTCTCATCCTCTACGCCAACGTGGCGGAGAAGCTGTCCCTCCCGATCAAGCAGGACGACTACCTCGTCGGCGAGATCTCGGGTCAAAGCTTCGCTGATGATGCGGGACGGGTCGCTCGGATCACCACTACGTCTGTAACGGGCGGTGGAGCCTAATCAACTGTGGGCAGGTCTTAACGGGCCTGCCCATAGCCACTTCAACTTGCCTTAGGAAGGACAACCAATGGCTGAACTTATAGCGGGGGATAAGACTTACGTGATCCCCGACCTTAACTTTGTAGCATTAGAGCTTGCTTGGCCTTATGTCCAAGAAGCAACAGTAGCTGTAACCCCTATCTCTGGTATCTCCGCCTCGATCATGGTGATCGCTGCGGGGCTCATCACTAAGGAGGATTTCGACCCCAAGGATTTCGAGATCCCCGAGGAGATTACCAGCGTCAAGACTCAACACGCCATGATCGGGGTTTTTCTCAAGCGGAAGATCCGAGCCAAGGACGCGGGTGCCGTCAAGGACACCTTCATGCAAGTGTTAGAGGAGGCGGGCCTTGAGGTCAGCGAGGGGGAACTTCTGCAGATCCTCGAGGAAGTCAAAGGGATGGTGGCGAACCCTTCGACGGGGACTGCACAAGCTACATCGTCGAGCTCGTCGCCGCAGGATGCGAAGGGGGGAGCTGGGAAGCGGTAAGAACACAGTGGGGTCTAAAGAAGTACAATGCAATGGTCGACCATTGGTGCGAGAACGGACCTCCTGTCTATATTGCTGTCGCTGGCTACCTCGGTTTGGTTAAAAGAAAGACGGGATCAAAGGCTAAGACTGGAGAACCCGGCAACCTAGAGGACTTGCTACAGATGGCAGGTCCTGGCGGTATGATCCATACGGGGACGATACAGTAATGGCTGATGATGTAAATATCAATATAGGCTCAGACCCATCCGGAGTAGAACGCGGATCGAGGCGGGCGAAGGTTGCTATCAAGGGGGTTGCCGATGAAGGCCGCCAACTCGACGGTGCCCTTCGTCGGTTAAAGTCGGCTATAGACCCTACCTTCGCCGCGCAGGATAAGCTTAATGAGAAGCTCCGGATGGCTAAGCAGCTTCTCGACGCCGGGAAGATTAGCCAGAATGAATACACCCAAGCAAAGAGGGTATATAGACAGGAGCTCGAGAAAGAGATCGCTGCTACTACCCGCAATTCTGCCGCGGGCAAAGCAGCCGCCGCTGAAGCTAAGCGACAGGAACAGGAAAAGGTTGCGGCGGCGCGTCAGGCTGCCACCGAGAAAATCGCCGCCGCCCGTGAGGAACGTCGGGTAAAAGAACAACTCGAGAAGCAAGAACGGGATGCCATCAAGCTCTCCGCTCAGCTTGCTCGTCAGGCTGCTCTTGAGGCTCAACGATCCGCTCGGGCTCCCTCGCAAAGGGCGATAGGCAAAGTCGACCCTGCTGTGGGCGAAGCATCCCGGTCGATCCGGCAGCTCGAGTATGACATTGAACGCGCTATGGCTAAGGCCGCTCGACTGTCCGAACGCGCACAGCAGCAGGCAGCCAGAGCTGCACAGGCGTCCTCCTCTAAAGTGGCAGAGGTCCATAAGCAAGCGGCTCAAAGTGCATCGGCTGCTGCCGAACAGACCAGTCAACGGGTCATCCAGCTCGAGAGGCAGAAGTCCTCACAGGTAGCTCAGGCTAAGCAGGAGGAGATCACCGCGGAGCGTCGGGTTCAAGCGGCCTCTAGGGAAGCTACACAAGAAGCAGCTCGTGCGGCCTCTGCTAAGAAGAAGGCTGCCGCGGACTCCGCTAGAGCTGCACGGGAGGCAGCGAGAGAAACGGAGTTACAGGCCAAGGCCGAACGTACAGCTGCAACGGCCGCTCAAGAGCTTCGGGCAAATATTGATCCGGCCTATGCTTCACAGATGCGGTATAACGAGACCATGCGTCGAGCTACCCAGTTGCTGATGCAGAACAAGCTTCAGACCGGTGAATGGATGGGCATCCAGCGCCAAGCAAAGGCGCAGATGGATTTGAATACCCGATCTCTCGGTGCACAGAATGCCCGGTATGTCCAGATCGGCTATCAAGCGCAGGACGTTGTGGCTTCATTCTCGACGGGGATCAGCCCTCTCGTTATCCTCGCACAGCAAGGGGGTCAGACTGCTGCAGCCCTATCAACCATGGGGGGTGTTGCCGGTAGGGTTGCTGCCTTCTTCGCCGGTCCGTGGGGTGCAGCGATCCTCGGTGCAACTCTGCTCATGGGCTTCTTCTTCCGCAGTACAGAGGAGGCGGAAGAAGCTCAGCTGGACTTGTCCGATGCTACAGCGGTTAACCGAGCATCCCTTGAAGATCTTCGTAAGGCCGTCCGTGACTTCAATGAGGAGCAGAGGAACGCAAATGAGAATACTTGGGAGGCCGCAGAGGCTCAACTCCAGGCAGCCCAAAACGCGATCACCCGGACAGAAGCTATCCGCGACCAAACTGTGGCCCTTATTGAACAGGCGCAGGCCGATGCTGAATTGGTGGAGTCCACTCGTCGGTATTCCGCTGACGGCGCGGGAGGTAGCGCGGCCTTTGCTATGCAAACTGCCATGGCCACCGCTCGTGTCGAAGGATTAACCCAACGGCTGGAAGAAGCCCGAGAAGCTGCCGGAGAGGCTCGAGACGCTATGGGCGAGATCGATATCCAGCGGTCTCGAGCAGCTGCCCGTCGAGGAACAGACGAACGTGCGGCCCTGGAAAATCGGTACGACCGAGAAGAAGCTCTCATCATCCGAACCTATCGGGCCAGCGAGAAAGGCGCCGCTGATCGCCGGCGTATGGATGAGGCTCTTCTGGACATCGCTAGGCGGCGAGCTGCGGAAGAGGAAAGCATCGCGGAGTCCGCTCGAAGCACTGCAGACTCCCATGCAGACAGCGTTAGGGCTTGGCAGTCTCGGGAGCAGGCGATAGGTCAAGCGATCACTGATCTCAGTGGAGCAGGTTTCCGTGTAAGCGAGAATGACCAAGCGGGGGGTGTGAGAGGCAACCACCCGGGGATGGGCAACCAAGCCCACGGTCGATATGCGGCAGACGTCAACATAGGGTCGGGGAATATAGAAGCTGATAACCCTGCGATGGCTTCACAGGTCGAGGCTGCAGTTAGGGCCTATCAAGCTCTCGGTTATCGGATCTTGTGGAACGGCCGTGTCTACGAGCCTTTGATGGATGGGCCTGGTGCTCGTATCCCACAGGGGCAAGGTCAGCATCGGGATCATTTCCATATCGAGGCCCCCGCTTCCCTGGTCGGTAGGCCTCGGGATCGGACAGGGGGCGATACCCCTGACATTGAGCAGATCCGCCGTCAGGCACTCGACAGCTATATTGAGGATCTAAGCTACCAGCAACAACTTGCTGAGGACGACTTTGAAGAGCAGCTCCGTCTCCAGGATGAGAAGATTGCTGCGATGCAGGAATTCTACGGGGAGCAGTCTCGTAATGCAATCCGTGCTCAGAGGGAGCGGGTTGCTATTGAACGTAGGATGCAGGCAGATATCCTTCGGGAACAACAGACGGGTATTGACCACCGGCTCGAGCTGGCGGAGATTGAGCTCGGTCGTGACAGCAATGTAGCAGACTCTCAGCTCAGTTCTGCGAGCGATAACGTGCAGTTCAACGAACAGAACCGGTTGATAGGACCTGAGCAGGCTCTAGCTCAACGTGCTGCGATCCTGGACAGCGAATATCAGTTGAACGTGGCGCATCAGGAAAGGCTATACCAACTTCGTCTGCGAGCAGTCCAAGAACAACTAACCTTAGCGAACCTCCCCGCCGACCGAAGAGCAGAGCTCATGCGGGAACTGGAAGTCATGGAAGCCCAGCACCTTGCAAGTCGTCAGGCTGACCAAGCTGACTATGCTCGGGAGGTCAATCGTATTCAACTCGAGTCCGCCCAACTTGTTGCTGATAAATGGAGGGACGTTGCTCAGACGATGACCCAGTCGATCAACTCTGCTTTGCAGGGTATTTGGACTCGGTCGATCACCTTCCAGGAAGCCATGATTAACATGGCCGATGCTTTAGTCTACAAGTTCTTCGACATGGGGACCCAGATGCTCGAGGACTGGGTGATGAGGCAACTCGGCATGACCGCCGCTCAGCAGGTGCAGGATACCGCCCGGGCTGCATCGACTGTGGGAGCTGAAGCTGCGAAGACCGGGGCTGTTGTAGCGGGGACCGCCACACAGATGGGAGCCAAAGCCGTAGCAGCTGGAACAGAACAGGGGATTGAGGCTGCTACCGTCGGAGCAAAGGTTGCGGGGGAAGCCATTAAAGCCGGTGCCTCCGTTGCCGGTGCTGCCACGTCGACTGCTGCAACAGCGGGAATGGCTACCACGGAGATTACAGCGAACGCAGCAAGCGCGGCAGCGGGTGCGTATAAGTCGACTGTCGTTATCCCCTTCATCGGGCCCATCGCTGCTCCTGCCGCCGCTGCGCTCGCCCTGGCCGCGGTGCTCGGGTTCGGTGCGCTCGTTTCATCACGGGGGGGTCTGGGTGAAGTAGGACATGATGGCCAAGGGGCTATCCTTCACGCTAAGGAGACAGTGCTTCCGGCTTATATCGCCGAGCCGATGAGGCAGATGTTTGTCTCGCCTCGTTCTCGTAGTGGGGGGTTCTCAGCTCCCGCTGCTCAAGCAGGTGCGGCAGCTCGTGCAAGTCAACAGCCACCCGATCCTGGTATGAGTATGCCTCCTATCCACTTCTATGCGGCTAAGGGAATGACCCGTAGCGAGATTGAAAAGCAAGCAGGCACCATTGTCAAGATTATGAAGAATGCTGTCCGTAACAGAGAGTTTAGCATGCCATGAGTTATCTAGTTCCTCAACAGCCCCAAACCTTCGGGACTACTATCCGTCGTTTTGAGCCCGCGTTCTGGGACGTGGACTTTGACCTGTCAGCGGTAGCTACGATTGTTACCACAGTAGCTAATGCCTTTACGGTCAAGGGGATCCTCCGCACAACCTCCAACCTGGTGGGGGTTTTCTGGCGATCACAGGACAAGTGGGGTCACCCCCTATTCAGCTATGAGCAGGAGATCGATTGGCGGAACTGCGTCTTGACCTTTGATCTGACCTACACGAACTGCCCGACTATAGATGACTCCGCAAACGCCGGAGCTAATCGACTGACCATGACAGTTACAGATATGTCCGGTAAGGATTACTATCTATACCTGGAGAATTTTCAGACAGCGGGAGTGCCGAACAGTAGAACGGGGACCTTCTCCATTAACTTCAGTACTGCCATGGGGGGTATACTTGAAGACGAGACAATACCCTGGGACTTCATCGACAAGGTCTTTATCGCCTTTGTTCCCCCGGGGTATGTCAAAGGATCGTCTACGCCTATAGCCGATGTAGCTTTCCAGGCGGACTTCACTAATATCTCGGTAACGGGCACGAACTCAACTGTGGGGTATAATGACACCGGCCTCGCTGCTCATCAGCTCCGTATTGCAGACGGCTATGCGGACAGCTACCCGATGACACCCGCCCGAGTAGTGGAGCAGATCGTTAATCTAGGATACCGGGGTAACGTCGTTCTCTACGTGGGGTTTACCCAATTCTTATCTTTGACTTATGACGGAGGCGAGAGTCGGTTCATCATTGATACAGGAAAGGCGACCCTCAATGTCCCAACCCAGCAGTGGATTTCCGACTTCTGCTCAAGACTTAACACCGCCGGCCTCGGTGTGGTTATGTCTGTCTCCTTTGAGCTACTTAAGCAGTATGCCCCATTAGCTTGGGCGCAGTATGACTATAAGGGCCAACAATCCGAGTCCGGGTGGGATCCCAGTTCCACCTTCGTATCGCCGAGCAGTGTTGCGGGAATGAACTATCTCCGAGACGTAGCCGTTGACTTTGTAGGGCTTGCCGATGCGGCAGGTTGCTATGTAGAATACCAAGTAGGAGAGCCCTGGTGGTGGCCGGGGGGTTACCGCGGAGATGGTCCTTGTTTCTATGATACCAACGTGATAGCAGAATACCTCGCCGATACCGGCTTGGCCGTTCCCACACCTTATCTCGAGACCATCTATGATGAGTATGAGGATACCCCCACCCAGGTAGCTTTCCTTGAATGGCTAGAGGCTAAGCTGGGAGAGATGACCACTTGGTTGGCGGATGAAGTTAAGGTAGCTTATCCCGGGACCCTCTGCACCGTGCTGTTCTACACCCCGACTGTCAGCAACCCGCTTGCCCCTATGCTTACCCTAGTGGACTTTCCTACGGCCGCATGGTCCTCACCGGAGTGGGACTATATCCAGGTGGAAGACTATGAGGTGATTGAGTTCGGTAACTTCGTGCAACAGCTCGCCGACCTCGACGTTCCGATCCAGACCTTAGGCTATGCAGCCGCGGACTGCCAATACTTCTCGGGGTTCAATCTGCTCCCTACAACTACGTTTATCTGGAACCAGATAGATAAGGCCATATGGGTATCCTTGGAACAGAAGTCATATGGTTCTGCTTTGGTGTGGGCAAGGCCGCAAGTATGTCGGGATGGTTGGGTCTTTAACGAAGATGCTTGGCCGACCTATGCCGCAGCTGAGCCGGCGCCGTCATATACCCAGTTTCCCGTCCTCACTCAAATTGGGTGGAGTGTTACTCGGTCACCAAACTTCAATACCCTTATTTCTTCCCATGTTTCCGGGAAAGAGATAAGGTCACCGAGAGCGGTGTATCCGCAGTGGCAGTTCGAGTTCACCTATGAAGGCTTAAAGAGTGATGGCGCTCAGACACTACAGCAGATGCTAAGTTTCTTCCAATCTATGAAGGGTCGAGGAAACCACTTTGCCTATTCTGACCCGGAGAACAACACGGCTACCGCTCAATACCTCGGCGACGGAACGGGTTTCCGCCGGGGATACACCTTTATCCGAGCTGTGGGATCTGACTATGAGGAGCCCGTTGGGGCTATCAATTCCGTCAGTGCTGTCTACATCGATGGGGGATTAGTCGATCCCGCGGACTATGAGGTCTGGTATAATGACACCTGGCCCCAGCTGCTGTTCGATACTGCTCCAGCGGATGGCACTGTGATAACCGCTACTTTCTCTTATTTCTTTGTATGTAGGTTTAGTAATGACTCGCAGACCTTTGAGGAGTTTATGAAGGACTTCCATAGGTATCAATCTTGTAAGATAATATCGGTGAAACCATGAGCAGTCTCGTATTTCCTCAGCTACCCGGGCAAGGGTGGTCCGTATTCCGTCGACCGACCTTCGGTGTTCAGCTGAGGACCAGCCCTTCGCAGCGTGAGGTGTCTTCAATCCTGATGGACAAGTGCTACTATGAGTTTGATGTCAACTGGGATCTACTTCGACAGAGGACGGGTTTCTCCGAGTTGACCGAGATTGAGGGTCTCTTCCTTTCGATGAGGGGGTCCTATGACTATTTCTTCTTTACGGACCCCAATAGCTATCAAGTTACCGACGGGGGTATCGGGACAGGGGATGGGGTCAATACTGCCTTTGTTCTGGGTCGTAACACAGGTCCGAGCTATTTTGAAGCCGTAGGATATCTTAACCAGATGACTGCGGTCTATATCAATAGTATCTTAGTTGATCCCGCAGACTACAGCTTCTCCGCGCCTAACACCATTATCTTCGATACCCCTCCGGGAAATGGTCTAGCAGTTACGGCGACCTTCACCTATTACTTCCTTTGCCGGTTTGGGCAAGACTCTCAAGAATATGAGCAGTTCATGTATAAGCTATATCAGCTAAATACCGTAACTCTCAAGACAGTGGATTATTAAGATGAGAAATGCAACCCCCCCCCTGATCCAGCTCTTGCAGAACCACACTCGGATACCCTTTGCTAACTGCTTTACGATCATCACCCAATATGGTGCGGATATCAGCTCGCTTGCGGCAGTCGCTCTCGGGAACCCCACAGGTGAGACTTATTTCTACACGGACTCCGATGCTGATGTCCAGGTAGGGAACCATCTCTATAGCGCAAGCGGCCTGATCGTTCGAGGGTTGAGGTATAACCTTCGCCGGGGACTTCAGGTAGACGAACAGACGGTGACCATCCATGCTGGGGATACCACCACCGTGGAGGGCACTCCCTTTCTTCAAGCAATTGCTGAGGGACTTCTTGACGGCGCTCGGTTCGAGCAAGATCGAGCATTCTTTGATCCCACCACTTGGCCTGCTCGACCGGGTAATCCCAATCGGGCAGTCGGCGCCATCAACCTTTTCTCCGGTAGGATAGCAGATGTCGAGGAAGTGGGTAGGACCGCGGCTAAGATCAAGGTTCGTTCCGACCTATCCCTGCTCGATGTAGAAATGCCGAGGAACCTATATCAGGCTAGCTGTATCCATACCCTGTTTGATGAGGGCTGTGGGCTCAACATAACGCTCTGGAGGAAGAACGCCGTAGTTGACGGCGCATCGACCCGCTCGGTAATTGCCTGGGGCAATGCTGAGGCGTCAAATTACTTCGCTCAGGGCATCATTCGCTTTACGTCAGGGGATAACGTCGGTTTATCACGACCGGTGCGATCCTCGGACACCTCAGGCGTTACGGTGATCTTTCCTTTTCCTCGCGCCCCAGCCATCAGTGATAGCTTCGTTATATCCCCGGGCTGTGACCATACCTACGATGGAACTCAGGGCTGTCCTAAGTTCCGTAACGTCCGTAACTTCCGCGGCTTCCCATTTGTGCCGCCTCCGGAGACCGCAATCTGATGAGTAATCGTGAAAGACATAAGGTAGCAGCTGAGGCTAAGACTTGGCTGGGAACCCCCTACCATCACCATGGTCGGTTGAAGGGTATCGGAGTAGACTGCGCGATGCTCCCCGCAGAGGTATATCACTCCTGTGGACTCATCCCCCGGATCGAGGTAGACCACTACCCCATCGATTGGCATCTTCATCGGGATGAGGAGCGATACCTCGCGACGGTCTTAGACCACTCTCAGGAGACCGACCAATTGGACATCGGTAACTTTATTCTGTATAAGTGGGGACGCTGCTTTGCCCATGGCGCAATCATCATTAAGTGGCCCATCATTATCCATGCCTGGAATGGCACAGGAGTTCTCCTAGCGGACGGTACGAAGGGCCGCCTGGAGGGTAGAGAATTCAAGGCCTATACCCTTTGGGGAGATAACTCATGAGCTTCTTTTTCCCCAAAACCCCTAATAATACGAAGCCCCAGTATACGGGACTACAAGTTCAGACGTCAACCAACAGTATGCCTATCCCCATCTTGTTGGGGACTACCTCTCTGGCGCCCAATATCTTCTGGTATGATAACTTCACCACAGTTACTACCAAGGAAAAGCAAGGGGGTAAAGGCGGTGGCTCTGTAACCACTACCAATTATAGCTATACCGCGGACGTGATGATGGGGGTCTGTGAAGGACCTATCTTCAGCATCCCTCGATCTTGGGCGGATAAGGAAGAGACGACCCCAACGGAAGAGGGACTTACGGTCTTCACCGGGGAGAACCCACAGGAACCTTGGCCCTATCTGGTCAGTAACTACCCCACTCAGGCTCTCTCCTATAATGGGACAGCTTATGTCGCGGGCGAGAACTACGCCTTGACCGATGCTGCTGGTATCCGTATCCATAACTTCGAGACGGTTGGCTATCTGGCCGGTACTTTATCGGATATAGGAAACACCGCTGACGCTGACGTGGCTCTCTGCATACAAGAGCTTTTGACTAATCCCCAATGGGGGGCTTACTTCCCCGAAGCCTATATCCATGAATTCTATCTCTTGGGGGATAGTGGGTCAACTTCCTACCAGTGTTACTGTAAAGCTATGGGTTTCGGTATCTCCCCAGCGATCTCCAGTCAAGAGCCCGCGGCCGACATCATCCAGAGGTGGCTGGAGTTCACTAACGCGACGGTCGTTTGGTCGGACAACGTGATTAAGTTCATTCCCTTTGCGGAAGAAGACATAACGGGCAACGGCTTTACTTGGGACGCGCAGACAGCACCCCTCTACAACCTAACTGACGAGGACTTCGTTTATAGCGAAGGGGAGGACCCAGTCCGAGCTCGTAGGATCGATGTTTCCCGGGCAGACAATATACTGAAGATCGAGATTAAGGATGCGTCCAACCAGTACTCCGTCCTCCCTGTGGAATGCCGAGACGAGAGCGCGATCCAGCTGTATGGGAACCGTCCGGGAAGCACCATCCAGGCCAATGAGATAACAAATATAGACATTGCTTCGCTTGCAGGCCAGCTGATCCTTCAGCGTAAGCTATATATCCGTAACGAGTATGAGTTTACCCTGAGTTGGGAGTATTGTTTGCTCGAGCCCATGGACGTGGTTACTATTACGGATGCGGCTTTAGGGCTATCTCAGTATTCGGTGAGGATCATTGATCTAGAAGAAGATGATGAGGGCAACTTGCTCTTCACCGCAGAAGACCTGGTAACCGGGCTTGGGCAGCCCACGGTCTTCCCCAAGCAACAGGTGACCAACAACCCCATCAACTTCGGTACTCCCGCACCTAACGTCAATACCCCGATGATCTTTGAAGCAACTCCTGAGTTGACCGGCGGTGATGCGGAAATCTGGGTAGCAGCTTCAGGGAACGGCTCCAACTGGGGAGGAGCTCAGGTTTGGGTATCCACCGATAATACCACCTATGCCCAATGGGGAACACTTAGTCAGCCCGCCACCCAAGGCGAGCTATCCGCTGGGCTTCCTGACTACGGAGGAACTAACCCCGACAACACAAACACCGCCCCTGTGGACTTGTCTGAGTCCGGGGGAACTATGCTTAGCGCGAGTTCGGCGGATGCACAAGCCGGTGTTACTATGGGTCTCGTGAATGACGAGGTGTTCTCCTATAAGACCGCTAACCTTACAGCGGCCAATGAGTATGACCTCACCGAGCTGTATAGAGGGCAGTTCGGGACAGAGCCTGCTGCTCATTCTACGAGTGACAGATACTGTAGATTGGACGACGCGGTTGAGAGGATAGTCTTGCCTAATGCTTATATAGGCCAGCTGCTCTATATCAAGTTCGTCTCCTTTAACGAGTTCGGGCTAGGGCTACAGGATATATCCACTCTAACTCCCTACAACTTCACCCCTCAGGGAACGGTCGCCGGTGATGACATACTGACGAAACTCCGGACCGGCATCCCTGTGGATCTCGGCACTGTCTCCACAGGCACTGCTACAACCGTAAGTCTCGGCTCACCCCCCGTTACCGGTGCGCCGATCACTCTAGGAGGAACAAGCTAATGGGTACTCGACTTCAACTGCTCAAGGATACTGACACCAACCTTGATGCCTACACGCCTGCCGCCGGTGAGGTGGTCGTATCAACCGATGATGCTCGACCTCGCTCGGGGGACGGGGCCGAGGTCGGGGGATTTCCCCTAGCCTTTCAAAGTGAGGTGGCGCTAGGGGATTGGGTCTCACCCACCCTCTTGCTTAGCTGGATAGGATTAGGCGGGGGGTATCAAGATCCTCGCTATCGAATTGATGGTCGAGGGATGGTGACTATCGATGGCGCGATGCAGCGAGCGGGATCCTCACTCGATGGGGTTATCTGGACGCTGCCTGCGGGGTATCGACCCGCTGCCCGTCAATACTTCGCCTGCTACTCAGCGGGTGGACTTTTCCGGGTGGACGTCTATGCTAACGGCGATGTCGAAACGTCGGCAGCTAACTACTTCGGAAGCAGTTTCGGCGGCATTCAATTCTATATAGATTAAGGAGAAAGACTATGATGTTAACTTGGCTTGCAGACGTACTTAGGAACGCGGGACTTAACGTGGTGGAGGAGGCCGGTTGGAAGACTGCTGGTCGAGGCCCTATGGGAACTCCCCAAGGCGTCTTGCTTCATCACACCGCAGGTCCTCGAGATGGGAACTCCCCCAGCTTGCGTATCGTGCGGGAGGGCAGAGCAGACCTTCCGGGACCTCTCTCTCACTTATTTCTTTCGAGGGATGGAACCTATCATGTCGTAGGCGCTGGTCGCACTAACCATGCAGGGCGAGGGTCTTGGCAAGGAGCAACGGGTAACTCCCACTTCATTGGGATCGAGGCTGAGAATATGGGGACTGGTAAGGACCCCTGGCCTTCTGTCCAGATGGATGCTTATGAGCGGGGCGTTGCTGCTCTCTTGACCCATCTAGGCCTTGATGATGTTATGGCTGCAGGTCATAAGGAGTATGCTACTCCCCGAGGTCGTAAGATCGACCCGTCCTTCGATATGGTGGAATTCCGTGAGAATATCGAAGCCCTTATGGTTGCCGGTGGTCCTCGTCGCCGAGTAACCGCCGTGGATCCCGTTCGCTCGATGCTTCGCAAAGGTGATCGGGGAGAGTCTGTTAAACTGCTTCAATCAACTCTCGGTATTCCTGCCGATGGTCAGTTTGGGCCGCAGACTCAACTCGCCGTCCGTGACTTCCAGTCAAGGCATGGACTTACTGTTGATGGGATCGTCGGTCCGGCGACCTGGAAGAAACTAGGAGTATAGCTATGAATTGGATACAAAGGTTCAAAGACAAGTTCCTCGATGATTGCCGCCACTGGTATAAGCTTTGGTCATCTTGGTTGGCGATCCTGTGGGGAGTTATCGTTACCATCTTCTGGAATGACCCGACAATGCTTGGCCAGTTGGTAAATGTCTTACCCCAAGAGGCTAGGACCTTGTTGTCCCCTCTCGTTCTGGGGCTGGTCGCGGCATTGCCGATCATTGTCCGATTGCTGAAACAGCAGAAGCTGATGGATGCGATCAAGTCTGACGGTCTCGAGCTCGACGAGGAGCCCCGAGATAAAGAGGTCCGGTAGCACGGGCAGTGGGTCCTCGGCTTTGTCCTTCCGGTCGAGGGCCCACTTCAAACTCATAGTCCCCCATTCGCTTCTCTGCCTCCCTTGAGATATCCAGTGCATTCTCCTGAGCACGGATCTGGAACTCAAGGCTTTCCACCTGACCATCGAGATACTCGAGGATGACGTTCTTCCCATCCCCCTTTTTCTTGACTCTCTTTCTTACCATCAGGGTTTTATAGAGTTGCTCATTAAGACTCTTGATATTGGCCTTTACTTGCCGACGACCCGTCTTAAGCATCTTGGCCATGACCACAGGGAAGTTCACGTTACTAACGTCCTCTCCTCCATTCATCACTGAGCTGAATAGCTGAATGATCGTCCGCTCGATCTCCGCCTCTGTGGTCTTGTAGGCATCGTTAGCACTACCCGTCTCATCATATCGCTTCCGACGTTCCGGGTCTTTCAAGATGCCATAAGCGTCTTGGACTTCCTGAAGCTTACGAGACGCCTCGGGGTCTTCTTTGTTCTTGTCGGGATGGTAGTCCTTTGACAAGCTCCGGTAGGCTGACTTGATGTCAGATATCGAAGCATCGGGTTCTACCCCGAGGATCTCGTAGGGGTTCATCTTCCTTCTTCCTCCGCCGCGAGCCGAGCCTGTTCAGCATTAAAGGCTTGGACTCTGGTTCGGGTGTCATCGATAGACTGCCAAGTAGCAGCAAGCTTTGACCGACAGTCATCGCCTACCTCAAAGGCATCGGCAATCAGCTGTGAGATCTCCCCACTGCTCCTAACCTCTCGACGTTCTAGTCGAGCCATACAGTCACGGAGTGCTGGGTCGGGTTCCGCGAACACCATCTGGGTTCGGGTCACCACCCGTGTCTCCGGTTCCGGCCGGTTCTGCATCGTCCCACAGGCGGCCAAGAGTGTCATTGATGATAGGAGCAATAGGCTCCTCAGGCTGGGAAGCCGGGGTGTCCGGCGCGGAGTTGATTGCATTTCTTATCTCCCTATAAGTTTGGGTGCGTTCGCGGGCGGCAGCTCGTTCCGCGGCGGCGATCTCTTGGTTGTTGTCATCAATATCATCTTTCAGTTCCGCGGCTTCACGGTTCTGTCGGTTGAGATCGATGGCTGCGTCTCTCTGACCTTCGACCCGAGTAACCTTTGTTCCCAGTTGCTCGTTCTCCGTCTCGAGGTCTTCGATATGTTGGAAGTGATCCCGGACCGTATCGAAGGCCAGATAGATCACCACTGCGGCCCCGACGCCCATCAGCAGTTTTAAGATGCTAACGTCGAAACCGAATAGCTTGAACAGTACTTTACCCATGGTTATTCCTCCTCTATGCTTTGGCTATAGACTTCCTTCACCCAGTCGACCAGAACGTCATCCGCACGGTAGCCAGCGCCCCATACAGTTATGATCTTTCCTGAGCAACCTACCCGCTTCAGCCAACCACGAAGCCGATTGATATGAACTGTGAAGATCTTGGGTTCAGGGCCACCATCGGACCTATCCCCATATATCATTGAGTGGAAGGCGGACTTGGCAACAACCCCGGGTGACCGCTTGATAAGGACTACCAACATAAAGGCCATCCTGTGGGTAATACCCCTGCCCCTCGACATTATGGCACCCAGCTCTTTGCTGCTGCCCATCAGTGCGTCGAGTTGCTGCCTTAGCAATTCGATCTCTTCCTCAAGTTCTTGTTCTCTTTCGTTTTGCATCTTCTGGTCCCGCCAACATCATTGACTGCCATCATACTTTCTATTTACCTTTTGGTCAACGGGTTCCTCTACTCGCGATTATGCGCGACATATGACAGTTCTGGGGTGTGCCTGGTTGACGCAGGACGCGCTCAGGCGGCGTTCGCTAGGTATCGCGTGTCATCATGCGCGATCAATCGGCGAAATCCCCTAAGGCAGCGTATCGATCTGCCACTAAAAGCCCCCGATGAGTGAACACCGGGGGCCTTTCGAGTATGAGAGTCGGCGACGGGTTTATTCGTCGTCTTCGTCTTCTTCATCCTCGTCGTCTTCGTCCTTGGCCTTCTTCGACTTCTTGGACTTCTTGTCCTTCTTCGAAGACTTCTTGGACTTCTTCGGTGCTTCGTCCTCGTCTTCATCCTCGTCATCCGAGTCGGAACGGATCTGGTCGATGACCTCGTTCAGTTCCTTCTTGGTGTTCCAGCCGTAAGACTTGCCAGCCTTCTCGATGCCGTTGTTACGCAGCTGGACGCGGACGGATGCAGGCTTGATGCCCAGTGCATCGGCCAGGTCCTGGACACCATACTTGAATTCTGCTGCTTCGGTCTTCTCGACCTTCTCGGCTTTATCTTTCTTCTTACCCATCGAAATATCCTTTCATGTTGATGGTCGCTTATGCAATCGATCATAGAAAGTTTCGGTGATCGACTTTTTCTGTTCTACACTGAAGCAGATGTCGGTGTCAATAGTTAAATCTGCCATCAGTAGAAAAAAATCTGCCGCCTCAGTTTGGAACATGAAGTCCCCCCGGCTCATCATTTGATCGTAGTCAATGAAGGAGTGCCCCATTGAATACACGAAGAACTTACGCGCTAGATATAAATCGACGCCGACCCCACCGGTGCGCTGTTGGCAGACCATGGCATCGAACTCACCTCGCTGGAAAGCCAGTAACATATTGGTCCGCTTCTTCTCGCGCTTGGTATCCTTGACCTTACCCCACAGTTTGGCAACTCGACCATACCCCATCCGCTCGATCAGTCCTGCAATCATATGGACTTCCCAGACGTACTTGCAGAAGACCACGAATGGCTCATCCTTCTTGACGTATTTCTTGATGGCGCGACGGAGCAACCTACGCTTGCTGGTGCCTATCATATGCACCTCACCGTCTTCGTCCTTGATGTAGCCGCCTGTCATCTGTTGCAGCTTACCGATGTTGGTTATCTTCAGGGGAGTCTTTATCGTCTCGCCGCCTATCTTTACAAGCATGGTCTTCTCGAGCTTCCGATACTTCTTGTTCTCGTAAGGATCAAGCTTGAACTTAAGCTTCTTGATCTTCGCCCGCTCAATACCGGCTTCCTCCTTGGTGATGCGACCGGTATGCGGGGAAATGAGATCCGCTAGTTCTTGGATCTTGTCTTCTCGTATTGGAGCCTTTCGCTTGGCGATCTGATAGGCGAGCATCATCTTCTTGCGTTGGATAACGCCCATCTTCTTGGTAAGGTCAATCGTGGGCTCCTCGAGGAACTCAGCCTCGAAGTCCTTCCAGTTATCCCCGAGCACTGTGGGATCCACGAACCGCATGATTGCCCACAGGTCCCGAGGGTTGGCATCGATGGGAGTTCCCGTCAGTGCTAGTCGTCGAGCGCCGCTTGCACTGAGCAATCCTGCGTCCCTGGAGGACCTTGAGGCTCGGTTCTTCAGTCGTTGCGCCTCATCATACACGATGCGATCCCAGTGAAGCCTACGTAGCTTCTTGAGGAGCGGGGTTACTGCCTCGTAGTTAAGGAGAAGGATCCTATGCTTGGGAGGTTCATTGAAAGCCTGAGTCCGAGATAGGTCATAGGACCTTTGGTCATAGTAGCTATCGAAGTCAAGGTGCACCGAGTACCAGGAAAGCTTCTCGTTTAGGAACTTTACCCAGGTGCTGCTTAAATTGGTCAACGGCCCAACGAGTAGAACGTCGTGGGTTACTTTTCTTTCCGCCTCTAACACGGCGCCCGTAACCCAGGTCTTCCCCGTGCGTTGCTCGTAGTACGCGGCAAATCCAGCGATAGAGCTTATCTCCCTGCCTCCTCTTCGCTGATGGTTCTGTAGCAGCCTTAACCAAGGCGATTGCTTGGCTAGGGCTCTCCACGATACACGCAACGGAACCCACGGCTCGCCACTCGAGAAGCGTTTCAAGTTGTAGCGGCGAGGGCTTGCCTTCCCGCGGGACTTTGACTTCGAACTTGAACGAGACGCCATCGACTACACCATCTAGGTCAGGTTGACCGGCTTCTTGAAAGGCTGACCCGTGAACCTTCCACCATTTACCGCCTACTTCCTTCTTCAGTGCCTTGTGGATGCGCTGTTGAAGTCGGCTCTCTTTTTTCTTAGCCATTAGGCTATCGCCATCCCCAGCTTAACTAGGGCTATCACCGCTCCGAGTAAGAAGGAGATCAGGGGAATGGGCTGAAGCTGTAGAGGTGTGTTCATTGCCATCCAAATACCCCATACCCCGAAGATAATAAGGATTATAGCCAAGGCCCATAGACCAAAGAACCAGATTAAGGCTATAGCTATGGCGATCAGTAGTAGAATAAACGCGGTTAACATAATGCTTCTCCCATATAAGGGAAAGGGCGCCACCCGAAGATGACGCCCTCCCCTTCCGACACCCGGTTACGATCAGCCCGAAAGCCGTTTCAGCCGGACGGCGCCGAACCTAGTCTTCGAGGAGGTCCTCGTCTTCCAGGGCATCGATGACGGCGGCCTGCTTCTTGCCGATCTTCTTGAAGTCGTCGAGATCCACGTCAAGGTCGTGCTCGTCGATGATCTCCTGGAGTTCATCTTCATCCATTTCCTCGATGTCATCTTCGTCGTACTTCTTGGCCTTCTTCTTTTTGCCCTTGGACTTTTTCGACTTGGACTTCTTGGGGGGTTTCTCATCCTCCTCATCTTCGTCCTCATCTTCCTCGTCCTCATCGTCCTCATCCTTCTTGGATTTCTTCGATTTGGACTTTTTCTTCGACTTGGACTTCTTGCCCTTCTTGGGTTCGTCGTCCTCATCTTCATCCTCGTCGTCTTCATCCTCGGTACCCTCGTAGTTCTCGATGGTATCGAAGTCGGTCATCTTCGCCCGTTTCTTGCCGTTGTAGGTTTCGTGGGTGACAACGGCAACGCACTCCTCGCCGACGAGCTCGGACAAGTCGATGTCCATTTCGTCCTTGGGAACGTCGATGCCCAGGGCTGTGAGGAAGGAGTGCAACTTCCACAGGCTGTTCTCGTCGAGGGTGCAGTAGAACCAGAGCTTGGTGCCCTTGTGCTTCCCTTCGGAGATCTCGAGCGTGAACTCGATCTGGTCATTCTTATTAGACGATACGCCGGCCTTGGTCTCGAGGACCTCGACCTTGTAATCGCCCTCGGGCGGAGTCGACCGGCTTTCAACGTCCTTGAAATTGACCTTGACGGAGTCGGACTTTTTCTTACGGCTACGAGCCATTATTCATTTCCTTTCATCAGTTTCTTCAGCTTTCGGAAGGTGGGATCTTCAATATAATCTGGAGCCTCGATCCCCTTGGGCTTCCGGATCTTGGTAGTGTAGACCTCATTAGGGCCGACACGCAAGCAGTAAATCTTTTCGATCTGGGTCTTCTTCATTTTGGTTTTCTTGTTACGAGTCTTGGTAACCCGAACCCGGATGAAGGTGTTGACAATAACGGATACGCTGGCGTTCAGGTCATTCTTGACCGAAGGCATCAGCTTGGGGCCAACCTCAGGATCGAGCTGTGACAGTCCATCGTCCTCGTCATCGGGGAGGTTGAATACTCGCTCCTGTGCGATGAACACACTCTCGACCGGAAGGTTACGGATATCCATGATGACAGATTTCAGTTCCCCGGCGATCAGTCCCCAGTCCTGCTTGGTAAGAGTACCGAAGTCCCCAGCCTTTTTCCCGCTTTTCTGGAGCTTCTTGTTTACCCCCATCTCGTCGGTCAATATGCTTTGAAGCTGGGACATCGTATCTAGCACGATAGTCTTGTATTTGAGTTTCCCCTTGTTAGCCTTGCTGTGGGCCCAGAGGATCAGATCCTTCAATTGTTCTCCCGTCTCAATATCCACAACATCTACATCTTCGACATCGGCTATAGAGTCGGTGCCGTTATCCAGGATATTGAGATAAAGTATGGGCTTGGGGTAGGATCCTGACAGAGTGGTCTTACCTGTACCGGATCGACCATAAATTGCATAGGACCCGTGGTAGTGCTTTTCGCCGACCGGGGTAGATCCCGGTGCTCGATCACGTTTACGGACGGTGGTTGCCATGAATTAAACCTTTCACTTGAGCCGATCTTATATCACCGAGTTGAACCCAGTGCAATACCCTTAATCCTCAGCGCGTTCTTTGTCATCACGCTTGTGGCTGAGATCCTCAGTCTGGTATTCGCGCTTCAAGATCCATTCCAGGTCGGACCCTGTAGCCTCGGCTTTACACAGGGGTTGGAAGTCACACCAACTGCAATGGCGGTCGATGTTCTGGTCCTTCTTAGTGCCGTAACCGTCAGCGATCTCTTTTGCGGTGTCTACGAAGTCATCCCAGATATTATCCACGATCCGAGGCTTGACTGGACTGTAGATACGGATGAACCTATTTCGGCGGTTAGCCTTGGAGTCCGCGAGGATCTTCTTATATGCAGCGTCTGATTTCTTTAGACCCTCTTCCTTGCGCCAAGCCCTTACTCTTGTTGGCAGGGTATCCATTTTTCTCGTGGAGATCTTACCCGTGGGAGTTAGTTCGCCCGGGACGTTGCACGGCTTGCTGCTGATATAATCCCACAGGATGCCATCGATTGCCTTGAAGCCCATCTCCTCGAGAGCACGAAAATAGACTGCTGCCTGAACGGACCTCCATCGCTCATCCTCAGAAGGCATCCTGCTAAATGACTTGTGCTCTACAAGCCAACGCATCTTCTTGGCCTTAGCTACAGCATCGATCTTGCCCGTGAACCATATGTTCTTTTCCAGCTCTATGCGGAACTCATGCTCAGACCTTCGACCATCATGCTTGATAGGCTTCAGACTACCCTCGTAGTGATCGAAGTAATCTTCCATGATATAGCCGATGTCTTCGACGATCTTGCCATACATTTCTATCTGCTTACGAAACAGCTTCTTGTTATCAAGCTCCACCTTTCGGAGGTGCTCCCGCCAATCCTCACCTTCGAGCTGAGACTCTATGATCTCATGGATGATGCTACCAAAGGTCAGCGGTCGGGACTTAACTTTCTTCTGGATGCCGAGCACAAACTTGTTATGGAAGGCTCGCCGACATCGCCGGTAGGTCTTCACCTTCGACTGACTGATGTTGATGGTACCATCCGCTAGCAGGATCGTGCTATGGTCATGCGCCGGCGCTTCACCTTTCTTGAGCTTAGGCCCTCCGTTATGTCCTATGCCGACTGCTTGACACGCTTCTTCCGTCGGGGTGAGCGAGCTTTTCTTCCTTCTCGCTTTTCTACGATCTTCAATTGTTCTTTTAGCCATGTCTTCAAATCCTTTCCTTGTCCCCATGCACCAATTCCCGCATCAGCTTCGATGGGGACACTCATTTCAATCTCAAAGTCATCAAGCAGCTCAGGGTGAGACATGATCTCTAGCCCGCGGTTGTGAACGTGCTCGACCATATCGTTACGAACCTCTAGGAGCACAGCGTCATGCACTGTTCCTACAAGCCTAAACCAAGGTCTCCTGAACTCCTTCCGCATTTGTAACGCAGCCATAAGGTTAAGCTCATTAGCGAAGCTCTGAACAGGAGAATTGATTGCCTGCCGCTGTGCCTCCCGTCGTTCGGGACTATCTCGATTTCCCATCGCTGCCGGGAGCCGGCGCTTGCGCCCAGATAGAGACCGGACGTATCCATTGACCTGAGCAAATCTACGTTGCTTATTATGCCAGTTTGGGAAACCCGGATAAAGCTCGAAGAATGCTTCACGGCTTTGCTGTGCTTCCTCATCAGTCACCTCCACCCCATAGTTATCTCGAGCATATATCTTAAACTTCTTCCACCACATTCCGTAGAGATAGCCGAAGTTAATGGCCTTCGCCTTCTTACGAACCTCCTTCCACATTTTCATCAATTCGGTAGCGGCGTTACCGCCCATGTTGAGAATGTATTCAACAGCCTCACTATATCCCATCTTCTTGTATTCTTTACCCTCCTGCTTATGATGCAGTTTGACAGTTTTCTTTATCTCCTTGGCATAACCGGCGCCACGTTCAATTTCTCGAATTGCAGTTTGCCAGTGAGGGTCACCGCCTTCGTGGAACACTCCAAGGAGGTTATGCTCATCTGCAAGTTCGGCGGCAATGCGCAGCTCAATCTGGCTGAGATCCATCTCAACCAACGTCCATCCCTCAGGAGCTGTAATAAGACTTCTGATGCGAGGATCTCGGGGGACTTGTTGGAGATTGGGATGCTCACAAGAGAGGCGGCCGGTAACAGTACCATGCAGTTTGAATACCGGATGAAGCCTCCCTTCCCGATCAAGGTAAGGACGCCATCCCTCAATGAAGCCGCTGAGTTGTTTCTGTGCAGCTCTAAACCGGAGAAGGTCGCCGACCATGGGATGGTCAATCCTGAGGAGGACTGACTCGCTTGTGCTGTTTGCGCCACTTTTTGTTTTCTCCACTACGGGGATCTTCAGCACCTCGAACAGTAGGTGACCCAACTGCTTAGGCGATCCCCAGTTTATCTTCTCAGTCTTCTTATCGACCAGGGTTGCCTTAGCCCCCCACTTCTCAAGCTTCTCCTGAGCGTCAGCTAACTCACCCCGAAGGTAAGCCTCAGCATCGTCCATCTTGTCAAGGTCAATGAAGACACCTCGATGCTCAGCCTCGATGAACATTTGGATGCAGGGAACCATGATAAGATCGTGGACCCGTTTTACATCATGGTCTTCTTCCAACATCTTCTTGAGGATGAACCTAAGTTTCCGGGTATAGAAAACGTCATGCGCGGCATACTTGGCATTCTTCTGAGACCACTCCGTTTTTACACCGCCTTCAACGTCCCAATCGGGAACACCCAAGAATTTCTGTGCAAGATACTTGAGACCGTGTCTATCGTTCTCGTCTACTAGGTAGTGAGCGAGCATGGTATCGAAGTCGACTCGCCACTTAACCTGGAAACGCTCGAGCATCCACAGTGCGTCGAACTTACCATTATGGAAGACGTTGAAGCACTTCTTTAATTTGCGGGTGACGAGGTGGACAATCTTGGTCAGCTCGGCGTCAGACCATATGCCGGCGGTTTCCATGGGGACCACCCATTGACGCTTACGACAGCCGAACTGCATAGCCACGACACGGGGTTGATTACCATTATGGGTTGACTTGTGTTGCTTGATCGCTTCCTGGGAGGCAGTACCGTCAGCCACCAGATCATCCAGCGCCGTGGTGAACGGGTATAATCGAGTGCACTCGAGATCAGTTGCTACGGTGCCCCTGAGATCCTTGAGCATCGCCTTCACTTTGTCCCACGTATCGACAATCTCGAACTCGAGTTCCTTCTCCTCCGGTATGCCCCCGAACTCCCGACACTCCCTCAACCTGTGGGCATCAGCCTCGATGGTATCGATCCTGCGCTCATCATGTAGTGCGATGTTGGGATGCAGCATGGGGAGGATCACTCGACCCTCATGCGTGATGGGTTTACCTCGAAGCTTGGTGATACCCTGTTTCTCTAGTACCGCCTGACAAGCGTTGTTCCCCAAGAGGACAATGTATTTGGGGTCTCTTCGATTGATCTTCTTTAAGACCCTCTCTCGCTCATGCTTTACCATGGTCTTGGTGATATTCTTTCCTTCGGGGGGAGCCTTCCTGAGGACGTTAATCCACCGAATATCCTCGCTCTCAATCCCAGCCTCGTTCAAGGCGTCCATGAAGATAGACTGAGCTCGGGGGTTAATGTCGGGATGCTCACCGACTATCAAGATATCAGACTTGGACATTAAATCACTTCAACCACTTCGCGTGAGAAATACTCGACAATATAACCTGCGGGCGTCACTTCGTAAATACCCGTAACTCTCTGGAATACTTCCGAGGTTCCCTGACCCAGTCGAGGGTCCGGGTAAGGTCGAGAGAACATTCCCAGGTGCTGGGTCGAGCGGTAGGGTATCTCAAATAATATCCTCCCGATATGAAGATCGCTTTGCTGGATCACCAAGCTGCATAGCTCACAGGGGCTGTGGGTGACATAGAGGTCTACCTCGGTTCCAGCTTTTATTATGGATGATGCCTTTCCCAGGGCATTACTCTCTGCGTGTAGAGAAGGACACTTCCCGGGAACCATACCGGGGCAATCGTTTCCCGCGCAGTGAGGCTCTCCCGCCGCCGCGCCGTTCCATCCTACGCTGATCGGGCTGTTCTCCATGACAACCAGTGCTCCGACGTTCAGGCGTGAACAGGTCGACCGCTTCGCCGCACTCCTTGCCATTTCCATGAACATTGCTTCTCTGCTTATCCGTCCCATCGGTCTATCCTCCATTCTTCGATCCAGGGTTCGTGCATATTGCCGTCTTGTATCCAACTGACCTGGTAGCTGGTGTTCTTGCCTCGGATCATTATAGCAAGCACCGTAGCTACGATAGCTTTACAGCCGTCAATGGTTACCTTGTCTCCGACATCATAGAGCGTCTCAATCCTCATCCTACTTTATCCCAGTCTGGGCGGAACAGGTGCATTGATCCGATCTGCATGATGAACTTACCCGGTCGAACGGCAGCCCAATCGGGGTTCCTGCTACGAACCCTCTCGAGCATCCACAGGTGGAGCCGAAGAGTCAGGTATAGGTCATTGCGGAAATGCTTGTATAGATCGCAACTACGGATATGGTAATTGATGTCGAGGCGTTCCTCGCGCATGAGGAAGTGGTAACCGATGGTGCAGGGTGCTCGCTTGTCACCTCCACCCGTATCCTCGGGAAACCATATGGGGAAGTAGGCTTGACGGGTGTAGGGATCGTCAGCAAGCTGGTCGGCTACATCGATTAGTTGGCCGTAGTCATACATGATGCCTCGGTTCGGCGTAGGCGGTGATCCTCGATTTTGATCGGAGAACCTACGTCGCCACTCCTGAGCATCCTCAGTCGGCGCCTCTACCTGCCCAGCGAACCTTGGCCAGTATCGTTCCATATAGTTATGGTTGAACTTTCCTCGGTTATCCAGGAAGCCTTCCACTCCTGACCGAGATAGCTTCGCCTGCGACCAATTCCTCCACTCGGTTCCCGGGTTCATCGGATAGCCGCTGACCCTCTCCTCAAAGTGGTCATCGGACCAAGGGAACTCAGCGCCGGTATCATCGCGGTAATGCTGTAGTTCTTCTGTGGGCAAATCAACCATGAAGGAGACATGGGTCATTTCCTTACTGGCCATTAGGGGGTTGTTAGCTATGCTCACACCTTGCCAACGCTTCGAGTGCACCAGAGGAGCATTATGTATGTCTTCACACAGCTCCCGGTATACAGTATCGAAGCTGTCCATTTCTAGGGGTCTCATTCATCTACTCCTTCAGGTTCTTGGTATTTGTTACGGTGACCGGGGTGGTTATCCCGGAGATACTTGATGAGCTTCTTTCGCCGCTTACCCTTGATGCGCTTATCAGCATCCATCTTGACCCGAAGGGCTTGGGCGAACTTAGCTATTCCCCGGTAGTGCTCTTCGCACAGGTATCGGGAAGACCATTTGATGATCCACTCCCAGAAATACTTATCCTTCTTTCTGATCCTTTCGAGCTCGGCGATAGGGTCATCCATATGGGGTATGGCAGTTACGAAATACTGCGGGTGGACGGTGATATTGGCAAAGTGGCAATTCATCCCTTCGAACTCCATACCATCAAAGTTGAACCCGTCGAGAAGGACATCGCGGATGAACACCAAGTCGGCGGGGAACTTCTTGAGCAGCTCGGTGGTTCGATAGAAGACGTCGATAACATACCGACCTTTCTTACCCCCCTTAATCTGCGTGATAACCACCGACTGTAAGCAAGGCCCCATGACACTAGCCCGCTTGGATTTCTTAGTTGGGTCATTCTTGAGCAAATGGTTGTAGCAGGTAAAGCCCACACTGCCGTAGGAAGTTTTCTTGCGTCGCTCATCCCACAGCTTGATCGCCATATCCTTGGACTCCTCGTGAAGGTATAGCCGCTTCAAGTGCGACCCCTTCGCCGAGGTGTATCCCGCATCCGCAAGAATGAGTGGGTCTTCATAGTCCCACAGGTCGTGAAAGGTTATCATCCTCCCCGTTATGATCTTGCGGCAACCCGAAAAGAAGTCACCCTTTTTCCTGGAGAGGCGTAGAACCTCCTTGACCCACTCATCCTTCATGGTCTAGGCCTCCAACTCTTCGGCGGGGGCCGTAAAGATCTCATCAAAGATAGCATTGTCCTGAACAAGGTCTCTGTGATCGGGAGCTTCCCAACCGGAAGGCTTCACGATGTCATACTTGGGTTTACGGCCGCTATCCTCATGACCGTCAGTCGCCTGATCCTTTCGGACCTTCGCCATGTTGGCGGTGACAACCCGACGCCATGCCTCATTGAAGGCAGCCCGACCGAATTGGAGATCCGCCGTACCGAACAGGACCCAGATGGCATCGCACAGTGCATCGAGCTGGAGTTCCAAGCAATTGATGATGTCGCGGCGATCCCGTCGCTCGACCGCATCCACCAGTTTGGGATATTCGTCTCGATACTCCTCGGTCTCCTCGGCATGAAACTTCTCGCGAAAATCGTGGAGATCCTGTGGAAGCATACGGGGTTTACCGAGATACTCCTGGCCGAACTTCGCATGGAACGCACTAACGTCACCCATATAGTCGGGGAAGTCATGATCTCGGAGGTGAAGCCCCTTGACGATCATATCTGCTTGGGCGGCGAGTACCTTCTCGACGTGGTGATCCCTCTTCTTGCCGGCAAACCTCGAGGCACTGATGAGCATAGTCCGGACATCGCCGGCTTGTTCCACGAGGAAGTGAAGTTCAGCTATGATCTCCTGCTCATCATCCTCTATCTGAATAGCCCGGTCCTCCAATTTCTCGTAAGGGGGTAAAGCGGTGAACCGACTATTCCACCTGTCCTTATGGGTCCAGCGCAGCTTTCCGTCTTCACCGCGGTAGGCAACGCCCGTGACCCAGTCGCCGGTGTCCGGGTGCTTTCCCGATTGAGGTTCCTCATAGGCGTATAGTCCGCCGTCGGCGTGGGTATGGGTAGGTTTCATGCTTCATTCTCCAGGTTATAGCAGTGGTGGAAATATACAGTAGCGGTAAGCTGATCCATGTCATCGCCAATGCGATAGACAAAGTGAGCATGCTGAGCAGCCCACAGTCGGTACTCCTTGAGAAGTTCCTGCTCATGCTCATCGAGCAATTGCCGGTGACGTTCGGTATCGTGATCCTTGAGTTCGTGCCCCTCGAAGCCGCGTGTGCCCGCGTCACAATAAATAAAGGTGTGCCCCGCGTCATAGAAAATGGACTGGCGACCGAGAGTAATCGGGTCACCTTCTTTGCGAAACTTACCATATATTGAATTGGAGATAACGGGATGACGAACGAAGAGCCGCTGCTCGAGTGTCTCATATCGATCAACTCGCTCGTTAATCTCATCATCACTCAGAGGTGGTCCTTCGCTTTCTTGGACGATTAACGCCATATACTCGGCCATTTGTTGAGCGAGGGTGCTCTTGCCGCTGTTGTCCATTCCTTCGATAATAATAGCCATGGTTTGCTCCGTATTGACGACCGTGAAAACTTTTGACATAATACTCTGGTTTTTCGCCAGTGTCAACGGGGGTCGTCTTGTCCCAAAATCTTGAGAATTTCTTCAGCGTAAAGGAAGCTGCATTGTATATCGGTATCGATTACATGGCTCTCCATCAACGCATACACCGGGGAACCGTTCAAGTGGAACGGCCTGGTAATCATATAGTGCTCGTTCCTCGTCAAGAGGCTGAGAGGCTTAAAGCGGAGAGGGAAGCCGACTGTGTTAATCACTAAGATCTGGTCAGAGCAACCAGGCAATTTCTTTTGCTTGTCAACCAAGGACGGGTCGGGGAAGTGGAAGGACCACTTCTTCGCTCGGGATGAGTTCGGCAAGATCCGACAATTCCTAAGGGATAATGAGGATTGCGACATATACTTTTGCCCTCATGGGTTTAAGCGAAGATCGAGGACTAAGGCAGAGGCTGTTCTCCCGAACCTCCTGTGGGCAGATCTTGATTTCGCCGATCCCAGCGACATGAAACCCAAGCCCACTTATGCCTTTGAGTCTTCACCGGGAAGGTATGTTGGTCTCTGGGCTTTGAAAGGGACAATGAGTGAGTCGCTGAATAGGCGACTGACGTATGCAGTAGAGGCTGACCATGGGGGTTGGGATCTCACCCAAGTCCTGCGTATGCCCGGCACGAAGAACTATAAGTACAAGGCTCAGCCTCGAGTGAGGATCCTGTGGAAGGATGGGAAGGTCTGGTCAATCAAGGCAATCGAGAAATACTTACCGGACGAAGAGGATGAGTCCGAAGACGGTGTAGTATATGTCTCGCCCTCCGAGGTTTTCGAGAAATACCAAGACAAGCTCCCCCGTTGGGCACGTCGGGAGTTGATGGCCGAGAAGATCAAGGGTAAAGCTGACCGAAGCGAAATGCTATGGAAACTTGAGAACGTATGCCTCGAAGCCGGAATGGCTATGGAAGAAGCTTTCGCCGTTATCAAGATGTCCGTATGGAATAAGTTCAAAGGTCGGCGTAACGAAGACGAGATAATACTGAATGAGCTGAGGAAGATAGTTGACAGCAATTTCCGGGAGAAACCCAAAGGGGCAGAGAAACGCCACAGGAGATCCGACAAGGAGGAGTCCGAGAAAGAAAAGAACCGGGGCATATTTACCTTCAAGCCGCTAAGCGAGATCAAGGAAGAGAAGATCGATTGGATCTGGTACCCTTATCTGGCGAAGAAAACCCTATCGATCCTCGAGGGTGACCCGGGTCTCGGTAAATCCTATCTCGCCATGATGGTCTCCGCTGCTTTATCTAAAGGCCAGAAACTTCCTTGCGTCCATAAAGGTAAACCTCGAGCTCATGGCCCGGTTGTCTACTTCGATATTGAGAATAACGCAGCATCTGTAACCAAGGTCCGCTTAAGACATAATGGCTTCACTGATCTAGGGGATTACTATCCTATTGAGCAAGCCTTCAGCATTGAGGATGAAGATGCCATTGATGAGATCTGCGAATACCTGGAGAAGATCAAACCCATCCTCGTGGTATTCGATACGCTAAACACTTACATTGGTAAGGCTGATACGCACAAAGCCTCCGAGGCCACTCAAGCGATGAATATCTTTAAGGAGATCGCTACCGATTTTGATTGTTCCGTTCTCGTGCTTCGTCACCTTACTAAAGGAACAGGCTCTGCGATGTATCGTGGGCAGGGTTCTGTCGCTTTCGCCGGCTCCGCTCGTGTTGTCATGGCCGTGGGTGTTGACCCCGAAGACACTGACACCCGCGTTATGGCTGTGGTCAAGGGAAACCTCGCCCCTCTACCTGGAGGACTATCTTTCAGGATCGAAGGTAGACCCAAGGATGGCTCTGAGTTTATATGGGAAGGCTTCAATAATCTGTCCGCACAGGAAGTGGTTGACGCCTCGAACGATGCTCGGTCGAAGAATAAGGAGGGTTCCAGTATACAGGATGCTATGGAGTTCCTCGAGGCTACCATAACGGGTGCCGCTGTAGAGGTGGGTAAACTGTATAGGATGGGTGAGAAAAGAAGCGTCTCCAAGAAAATGTTGGATAGAGCTGCTTCTAAGATGAACATCAAGATTAGTAAGAAGAAAGGCGTCGAGCGTTGGAAGATCGTGCCCGACGAGGAGGATGACTCCTAAGAAAAAGGCCCCCGGGATTATCTCCCGAGGACCTCTCACCAAACAGGGGGGCATAAGGCTGCAGGTTCTAGAGCCCCGCGTTCTACAGCCTTATATGCCGGGGCACTCACCTGATCCAAGTCATAGGCGGTTCTCCGCGGTTTCGGCGCATCGATCCTTGGGCGCCGCTAGAACACCTGGATCGGGTGCCGATCACGTCCAACGAAAGGTTACGACCCGAGACGCGACCGGCAATGTTATATTCGCGCAATCGCGCACCACTGTCAACCCCCTTGATCTTCCTCATCCTTCTAAGAGTAAGAGAGCATTTAGGTGATTGACACCACCAGTCCGTAGTGGTAAATGTAACTTGTCGCAATTCAAGCGATACCAAACAGTCGGAGATACCGTATGAGTGACTTAGCAAAATTAAATAGACTGCGTGAGAACGCGGGAATGAAACCCCTCAAATCCTGGAAAGCCTCGAAAGACAAGCTCCAGGAAAAGATCGATGACATGATCGAAGCGGGCAACCTTGATGTTCTTCCCGGTGCCAATACCGAGGCAGCTCCCAAGACCGATGACCCACAGGTGGCGAAGGCTAGACCCGATCCCGTCGAACCGGAGAAGAAGGAACCTAAGGTTACTCAGGTCCGCCCGGGACTAGGACGAGGGGTCGAGAACGACCTGTTCGGTAGGGGCTGCCGTCAATCCATTCGGGATCATCGAAAGAAGGAGAGGGAGGAGGCTAAGGCTGAACGCAAGAACGCCGCCGAGTTATCCGATGAGGACAAGCGACAGATCAAGGATGAGGCCCGGCTCCGTGGGGCAGTCGATCCCAAGAAGGATCCCGCAAAAGCGAAGCGACAGGCGGACAAGGTCAAGGCGAAGCAGGAGAAGCGCAAAGCTTCGGGTCGAACGGTCAAGAAGGTGGATGACAATGAGATTACTGTTGCGGACCTGGCCCGCGAACTCAAGATCAGCCCTAAGATCGCACGAGCGAAGCTTCGCCGTCACGAGGACAAGATCAAGGATCTTCACACCAAAGGACAGGACCGTTGGGTCTTCCCGAAGAGTGCTGCTGATAAGCTTAAGGCTATACTCTCCTAAGA